TTTGCTTCGGACTATTCAAGAAGGTACGACAGGCCAAGCAGACAGCCGACTCCTGGCTTCAGGCATGGCGACTGGATAAGTACGAATACCGTCAGCAGGCAGTCAGCCCACATTTCTAAATATATATACGTTACAGCAAACATCGGAAATTACAAACATCAACAAACTTTTAAAAGATAGGAGATACAAGTTATGACTACGATCACAGTAAACAACGAGCAGGTAAACATCTTCACCAACGAGACGAAGGAGCAGTTTATCGAGAAGGCTGGCAGACTGGCCAAGCACTACGAGGCCCTGAAGGAGTTCTACGCAAAGGTATTTCGCCCGGTAGTGCATCAGTATCATGGCAAGCAGGCCAACACCCGTTTCGTGCTGGCACTCCAGCAGGGAGCTATGGAGATAGACGAGAATATCATGGTAGGCAGCATCACCAACTACGAGGACGGGCACAGTTCGCTGACCATCAGCACGACCTACGCCGGCGAGGGCTATCACTGGATCCTGTTGAGCATCGAGCAGAAACATTTCGGCACAGAAGAGCGTAGCATTAATTCGGCTGCGACGCTGCGACGTAATAAACCCGTGTTCCAGGACAGCAAGGAGGAGGAGCTTCAGGCTATGGCCGACGGTTGCCGAGACAGCATAGAGCACTACGACGAGTATATGGAGCAGGTGGCCGACCTGAAACAGCGCATCGACAAGTATAACAAGATTTCGTCGTGCTTCCATCAGCATATCATGCGCGACACCCTGGCGACGTATTAATCTGGCATCACGTTAGAGCATCACTAATAAATCACTACGACTATGGCAAAGTTATCTAAAAACGCAGTGGAGACCGTTAAGAGCCTGAATGAGCAGCTCTTCGAGGCTGAATACGAGCTGGAGCAGCAGCGACGCGCAGTGAGCAAGTATCGTTACTATCTGGCAGCCGATCCGTCAGCAGACAGCGTTATGGACCTGCGAGGCAGCATGGCAAACCTGCGGGCCTACGAGAAGAAGGTGGCCGACATCAAGCGCAGTCTTGACAAAGCACTGGAAAACATCTGGACGTTATAAACAACATCGGAAATTACAAACTTTTAATTTATAGGAGATACAAGTTATGGCAAGAAAAAAGAAGTACACAGTAAGAGTCGCTTACAAGGTTTACGACTATTACACCATCGAGGCAAAGAACGAGCAGGAGGCCATCGAGCAGGCCCTGGAGGTATCGGCGACTGACAGCCTGAACGACTTCACTCAGGACGGCGAGGGCGAGGCCATCGTGACTATGATAGGCAACAAGTCAGTGGAGCCGGAGAAGAAGGCCAACGAGATAGAAGTGCTCTTCGCAGTCGATAGCGAGGACAATACGAAAATATCCATCTGTGCTATGCACGAATCAGGCTGGAAGGACGGGAGCAAGCGCGAGGCCATCGAGAAGGCCGTGAGAAACTTTCTGGGCGACATCCTGACGGAGTACATCGAGGACCCCTACGAGTCTCATATCAACGATAAGAGCGAGGAAGAGAAGAAGGCCGAGTTTGCCGACACCATCGACAAGCTGGCATCAGGACTGAGCGAGGATTTCTTGTGGTACGAATTTTATTGGGAGACCGTCACCGAGATTAAATAACTATACGTTACAGCAAACATCTAAAATCACAAAATTATAGGAGATACAAGTTATGGCAACGAAGGTAAGATATTTTGCAAACAGACTTCTGGACGGGCTGGCAGCAGCAGACGCAAACAGACTGAATCAGGGACGCATTTTAAGAGCCGTGAAGCGCATCAAAGCTCTGGAGGCTACAACTTATCAGGAGAACGACCTGCGAGGTCTCAGCAAGCCTGAAAAGGAGTTTATCAGGGAGAACGAATATAAGTGCTGGTATGACTGCAACGACGTTATGGGACGCAGACATCGTTACTACATCTTCATGGCAAAGGACCTGACAACAGGCCGCAAGCGCATCTACGCTTACCGTAAGGACCAATATATCCAGCTGAACGGTCACGATATCAGCAGCGACGCTTATAACTACGAGTGCTGGCTCATCGTCGATCTGCGCAAGGGCTACGGAGAAATCAGCCGCCATCGCTACGAGCGTCGTTTCAGCAACATTCTGGCACCAGTGGCAATCTTTTAATTATTATACGTTACAGCAAACATCAGTAATTACAAACTTTTAATTCATAGGAGGTACAATTATGGAAGCAATCGCAAAAGTTATGACCGTCTGCAACATGAACGAGCAGGAGGCAACCAACGAGATCAAGGCAGCTAACAGCATGTTATTTGCCGACCCTGAGAGAGAAGTGAGCATGAGCGACCTGGAGGACTACTGCTACGGTCTGGGGCTGGATATGGACGATATCATGGAGAACCCTGAAATGCTTCTTATGTAATCACGTTACAGCAAACATCTAAAATCACAAACTTTTAAAATTATAGGAGATACAAGTTATGGCACGAAACAAGAAGTACACGGTAAGAGTCGCTTACAAGGTTTACGACTATTACACCATCGAGGCAAAGAACGAGCAGGAGGCCATCGAGCAGGCCCTGGAGGTATCAGCGACTGACAGCCTGAACGACTTCACTCAGGACGGCGAGGGCGAGGCCATCGTGACTATGATAGGCAACAAGTCAGTGGAGCCGGAGAAGAAGGAACAGGAGGCAGTTATGGTCCTTTACTTCGTGGACGAGGACAATACAAAGGATATGCTTCTGGCAGCACGCAAGAGCGACCTGGAGGCTGGCAGCAAGCGTCAGGAGATAGAGCAGTGCCTGCGTGATACGTTCAACATCGACGAGCGCAAGGAGTGGGAGGACTGCGACCCTGAAGGCATGGAGCGCGGACTCCAGAAGGCAGCCGACAAACTGGCAAAGGGCGAACAGGCTTACTTCGACACCTACGATTTTGCATGGGAGAAGGTGAGCATCATCTAATCATTATACGTTACAGCAAACATCTGTAATCACAAACAATTTAATCAATAGGAGATAGAATTATGGCAAAGACAATCACAGTACAGGCAATAGGCTTCCAGATTGTAGGGCTGACAGCACTGGCCCTTTGGGGAGGCGGCGAGGGTGTAATACCTATGGAGCCCGTGAAGCTGGCTCAGGAGAGCTTCCCGACACAGGAGCAGATCCGCGATGCCATCAACGACAACGGCTTCGGCGTGGAGTGCATGGAGGGAGCCATCGTTAGAGTCGATACGCTCTACGAGCACGGAGCCAAGACCTACGGCGACGCTGAGTTTATCAATCTGGCTGGCTACAGCGACAAGCACGTCCTCCAGCTTCTCGCCATCGGGCATCCTGAGAGTCCCGTCGATATATGGGACCTGGACGACGATACGCTCATCAAGGGCGAGCTCTAAATACCTTTATATATATTATAGACTACGATTTACATCACAAACTTTTAATTCATAGGAGATAGAATTATGGCTACAAAGACAAACAACGAGACCAAGAAGGTCTATGTATCAAACCGACCAAACATCAGCATGAAGGAGCTGAAAAAGATGTTCCAATACATAACGGAGGAGGAGCTGGAAAGCGACATGCAGAACAACGAGTGGATCAAGCTGGAGAAGTTCTTAGAGCAGGAGCGCAAGACCAACGAGGGCTATCAGGCAAGGGCTGAACAGCCAGACGTGAAGCGGCTGAGAATACATGTGCAGTGGAAGAAGAGCGCGACATGGGGCAGGAATCCGCACGCCCACTACTCCTGCCACTTCCAGGACGGCACGTATGCTTCTGGCGACGAGACCTGCGGCGGCTGTGGCTACGACAAGGAGAGTACCGTGATAGCCCGCATCTTCGACGAGTGCTGTTCAGGTATGCTGTGGCGCAAGACCCGCAAGAAGAGCAACCTGAAGAATAAGCCCTACGGCGTGAGCATGGGCTGGTTCCCGAACTTCGAGGGCGGCGTAGGTACAAGCTGCTACGTCAGCATCACGCAGTGGCTGGGCGGCCAGTGGGAGCGCGTGGACTACGGTAAGGACTACGACAGCTACGAGATCACCTTTCCAGTAAAGAAGTAATCTATACGTTATAATCATCAGCAGTAATCACTAAACATAAAGGAGAAACAAGTTATGGCAACAAATCATATTGTTACAATCAAGGAGAGTTATTACGCTGCCTATATCCCATCGGCACGCAGTCAGAAATTCAGCTTCGACGAGGTGGAGGGCGAAATCAAGGTGAGCGTACCGTCGGTGACGGCTGACGAGGCACCCGTGGCCTTCCGCATGAGCGATTACAGTCACGAGAGCAAGGGTAAGACCGAGATACGCTGGTACGAGGGCCGTCTGTGGCGCAGAATGACGCAGAACGACCGTCGCAGCGGTGGCGACCAGAGCGACGTGAAGGCCGACGAGCTGCCGAATATAGTCCGCATGGTCTATGGCATCCCGCACAGCATCGCCAAGACCCGCGAGCTGCTTCAGAAGAAGTTCCGCGAGAGTGCTAAGAATTATATACTGGTGGACGGTGCAGTCTGGGAGCGTGCCGGAGAGCCGCGCTACGTGGTGAACACCTTCGGGCTGGGACACAATCACGGCGGCACGGGGCTGTTTGTGGAGGAGTATTATAACAGCAATATTGCCAACACCAACTATTTCTCAGCACTGGACGGCGACGCGGCTGTGGCCTACGCCAACAGGGTGGCCGAGCGTCGTGGCGACACCAACGACGTGGGACGGTTTGAGAAGATGATCGAGGTGCTCATCCCGGAGGCCGTCACCATCCGACCCCTCCAGGAGCACGGCGAGGGCGACCCATTCATCAACCGCATCAACGCCATCGCCGAGGCTGCACCCGACAGCACTACCGCCGGCCTGCTGGCTATCATGGCTACGGCAAAGGAATTGGGGAAGTAATCACTACGTTAGAGACAGTATCAAGAATTAGAGAATTAAAGAATTTACGATTATGAAAACGATAGGCAAATATAATTCAACCGACAAGACTCTTATCATCAGAGAGGACAGCAAGGGCAACTACATCGGCGAGCTCTACCTGAGAGGGAACACTAAGCAGGGCGAGTGGATCAGCCGGGCCAAGTTCGAAGGCAAGGACGCTACGACCTACCGCGTCATGGAATACTTCAACTTCAAGGAGGCCACCGTGCGCATCAAACGCATCCTGGACTGGACGATACCTTACTTCGGCAACCGCCATATCATCCCCTACGGCACACTGCTGGTGACTGACGGCACGGAAGAGAAGGTATGCAAGACGAAGGGCGATCTGGAGTACGACAACTCAGACTATCAGTACATCACCTTCCAGCGCAAGCGTTACCGCGTCGTAAACAAGGGACATCTGCACAGCCCGGCACTGACGCTGGAGCCCGTGAATTGCTAACGTTATAGGAACATCTAAAATCACAGCATTATGTATAGAGTAAATTGCATCAGCACAAGTCAGGGCTTCTACAACGTGGAGCAACTGAACGACGAAAATTATAACTACTGGCTGGTAATCACCGACCAAAAGAACAAAATCTGCGGAGTGATCAAGGACGCATCACTGAGCGAGTATGAGAACAGCCGACACGACGGATTCCTGACCCGTAAGCTGGGTAAGGCCATCGAGAGGGCACTGAAAGAGGACAGCATGGAGACCATGACCTTCTACTGGCCCTACGGCTTTGACCTGGAGCTGACGGCACGTGACATTCTGGACTGTTCGCACATAGGAGCCTGCGACAAGGACTGCGAGCGAGTTATGAAGAAGGAGTATATCCAGAAGCAACTCCGCGACGTGAAGTCTGAGGACATCGTGGAAGCGCTGGTTATGGGCGGCGTGGAAATAGAGGACGAAACAGACCGCGACGAGCTCTATCTGCTTATCGTCTGGGATGCAGCCTGCAACCTGCACAGCGATATCTTCGGTTCGTTATACGCATAACATTTAATCACTACGACTATGGCAAAAGTAATCAATATCAATAAGAGCGTGACTATCCGCTTCAACTGGAAGGGTAAGAGCCACCAGCGCACACTGCTGGCAAAGAACTTTGCAGACCAGCGCGACCGCTTCTATGCCTACTTCTACATCGGTAAGGACTACTTCCACTTTGAGGACGATATGGAGTGCGGACAGGCGCAACTCAGGATGCCTGGTGTATGGTTTGTGCCAGAGGCAGAGGATCCAGATATGGAATACTACTGGAAGCCAGAGGACTTGCAGGTCCTGAAGGTGGACGGACAGCCAGTGTCACTTATCAACAACGGGAGAGGTTAAATTATAGCGAACATCTAAAATCACAATCAAAAACAAATACAACTATGGGACAGTATTATTTTGGAGTAATCATCGAGAAGGAAACACGTAAGCCTATCATGGCTCACGACGGTTATAAACTTTCAGAATCGGGCTGGGCTACGATGATCCAGTTTGCCTACGAACTGAGCAAAATGGGACGCTGCTACATGCAGCGAGTGACCTGGGCAGGCGACTACTCAGACCGCAAGGACTACGACGGGCTGCGACTGTACGACTACCTGAGTGGCGACAAGGACGAGGGACGCGAGCCAGTGAAGCTGCCAGAGGCTATGGATAACCTGCTGCCAGTATATCCGTCGCACGACCTGGAGGGCGACGAGCGCGAGAAGGCTCTGGATAAGTATTGGCAGGACTACGAGGCCGCCGTGAACAAGTATCTCATGGCTGGTAAGTTCAAGGTGCGCCAGGAGCTGCGCTACCTGTGCAACCACGACCGCAAGGAATACTACGACTTGCAGAAGTTCTGTGATTACCTGTGGCAGCAGTGGGAGAAGGAGCACAAGCGTTATGATGGCTACGAAAATCCACTGGCCATCCTGACGAGCGACCCGACTTGTCGTATCAAGGGCGGCGGCGACTACTTCTATCAGGAGGGCTTTGAATACTACGGCACATGGAGCGACTGCGTGATCAGTACGGAGCAGCAGGTGCCAGAGGGCTACAAGGAGGTCAAGACGCTGTTTGAGGGCATCAACCGTATATGGGACCCCGACACCATCTGCAATGCGATTACAGGCGAGAAATACGGTTACAGTCTGCCGTCGCCATCGGCCTACGACTTCGGACGGAGCATTTGCCGCTACGACGAGAAGCACTGCCAAATGGCCTGCGTGAGCCGCGAGACTATTCTCCGGATGTATGCCGACTGGCAGCGGAAGGTGGACGTGGAGCGCGTCTATAAGGCTTTCGACGCTGTGATGAGGGCTGTGAAGAACGACCCGCGTCTGGCGCAGGAGCATAAGGGTCTGACACTGGAGCACCGTCAGCACAAGAACGAGACGACGGGCTACGAGTGGACTGACCATGTAGCCATCGTGAACGACGTGGAGGTGATGCTGGAAGAGAGCAAGGAAGGCTACAAGCACGACTACCGCCACCGTGCCTATCTGGGCAGCATCGAGTACAACTGCGACACGAAGAGCCGCCGGTACTTCCGCAAACTGGCAAAGGAGCGTCAGGCAGCCGCCTGACCTCCAGCCCAAAAATATCTGCATCGAGATACAATAAATCACGTTAGAGCAACGTTATATAATCACAAACTTTTAAAAAATAGGAGAAAATTTCATGCAAGTTAGACGATTGACAAAAGAGGAACTGGGAGCCAAGGTGCTCTTTCCGAGAACACAACTGAAGGGTATCGACTGCAAGGACGCTGACCAGATGCCCGCAAGACAGGACTTCGACGTGGAGGTGAAGCACGACGTGCCAGGCATGGGCGACGTGAAGCTGATCGTCGGCACAAGGGAGCCGAGAATGGTGTTCCAGATTATCGAGACCAAGAGCGAGCAGGAGTTCGACTCGCATCTGGGCACCCTGCTGGGTATGCACCAAAGTCCCATCTACGTGGAGGGCAGACTGGACTTTATCATCGTGTTCCAGGGCTGCAAGGGCGAGCTGGGAGCCACACAGCAGAACTACAAGGAGAAGATAAGACTGATACACGAAGAACGTGACCAGGCGGCACGCTGGTGGCACCTGTACGGCGACTGACCGTCGCTGCCATCAGGCGGCAGGCATCAGGACAGACTCTTTTAATTTATCGTAAAACTTCGGGCAAAGACATACGGGTTTGGGATTTTTTCCCTAACTTCGCACCCATGATAGCCTGGGGTACTCCTACCCCTACTATCTTTTTTAAATTAAAAGTTTGTTTAGAGGCTGCCCGTCTGCGATAGATCGGCAGTCTCGTTTTTTATCGGACATCACACATTTTATATATAATATAGGCACTTTATAGAATCACGGAAAATCCACAGAATTATGAACAAGCAGGAATATACGGCACTGGTGGACAGGTGCAAGCAGTTGAGTTACGAGTATTACGTGTTGGCACAGCCGACGGTGACGGGATTTGTGTATTTCCGTTAATAGAAAACGTATTGCAGGTTTCAAATGTTAAACTTTGAAAACGTATTGCACTTTTCTTTGATAAACGCTTGCAGGTTTCAAAAATATTTCGTACCTTTGCAATGTGATTCAGACAGAAGAACAAAAAGACATAATAACAAAATAACAATTTAATCCCCAAGTCCCGGAAGGGCAAAAAGATTATGAGACATTCAAGTGATTTTTACAAGGTGGTTAATGCAGTGATTAACACCCTGAGACAGCAGGAAGATGTTTGCTACGTGACAACGGGCAACGGCGGCAGTGGTAGTGGCGTGTTCAGCCCTAACGATGATTGGAACGTGATCAGACGCGACCTTCTCTCTTACGACAGCTGCGAGGAACTGGACGATGACGAACTGGAGGAGGGCTTTACAAGCGACACCAACGACTTCGAGTTCTGGCAGCTATCCAAGTACGGCGAGCAGAATCCTGCGGCCATTCAGATTGCCATCAATCCCGAGAACTATGTGACGAGCAGTTACGACCTGCGCGACATGATTTGCGACGATACCGACCTGAAGGCTGCGGAGATTACCACAGGCATGAACGGCTACCCTCGCGGACTGCGCGGCGCGGTGCTGCTGGGCGGCAGCGGCAAGACCATCGAGCAGATGCAGGAGCTGGCCGATATGTACGGCGTGGAGTTGGTATCGCTGCACCGTCGCGACGGCTGGCAGTTGTGGGAGTGCGAGGGCTGGAAATCTGACCTGTACGATTACGTTGCCTTTGCGGATCAGCACAACGACAATCTGCACTATTGGGAGAGCTACAAGGCGTATGCCGAGGAACTGCGCGAGTATGCCGAGGATATGGACGATGACCAGGCGCAGGAGTGGCGCGACGTGGCAGAGCGCGTGGAGGACTGGCAGTTGGAGAAGAACGAGGTGCTTTGCGCTCCCAACGGCTATCCGTATCTGCTGCTTGACGATGTAGAGACGGTCGATCGTATGGTGGACTGCTTCAGCTATGACACCCACAACTACACCTTGGCCCTGGACTGTATGATTGAGGATTGATAGTTATAGAGTTTATAGAGTATTAACGAAATTATAGGAGGTAAGGTTATGAAGACTGAGAATATGACAATGGAACTGGTTTGCGGCATCGTAGCCGACTTTATGAACCAAGTGAGCGAGGGCGACCGGTTTGCCTTTGAGAAGGCCGTACACACCTTCAAGACGAGCACGGAACTGAACGACGAGCAGGAAGCGATGGTGAGAAACTCGCTGCTGCATCTGGAGGCGTTTGCACAACACGTGGACGACGATGAAGCGGTGAAGCGCATGGTGGGCATGGAGTGCAACATCCTGTTGTGGACGCTGGCCGCCGACTGGCACTGTCTGAACACCCGCACAATGGGCGATAGCGAGGACTGGAAGCCTGAGAACATGGGGAACTAATATTATAGTTTATAGAAATCATTAGAGATTAAGCGATATGGAAGAGACATTGAAGCCAACGGGACGCGGGGGACACCGCGAGGGCAGCGGGCGCAAGGCGCTGGGCAAGAAGGCCGTGACGCTCAGACTGAGCGAGCAGAGCATCGACAAGCTCGCGCAGGTCGAGAACAAGTCGGAGTTCGTGGACGGACTCATCCGCAAGGCGAAAATCTGACATAAGGACAGAAGAATAACAATTTAATTCGAGGAAGATATGAAAAGGGAAGAATATATTGCATTGGTCGATCGGTGCAAGCAGTTGAGTTACGAGTATTACGTGTTGGCACAGCCGACGGTGAGCGACGCGCAGTTTGACGCGCTGGTAAGTGAGATTGAGCGCACGGAGGCAGAGCACCCGGAGTGGACGCTGGCCGACAGCCCGACGCAGACGGTGGGCTCGGACGTGGACCCGAAGAGCGGTCGGCGGCTGATTCGCCATCGCACGCGGATGCTGTCGTGTCAAAAGGCGCAGACAACGGATGCCGTGACGAAGTGGATGAACTCCACCGAGAAGAAGCTGAAAGGAAAGCGCATAGAATACGCGCTGGAGTGGAAGTTGGACGGCGTATCGTGCTCACTGGTGTATCTGAACGGCAGGTTGGTATCGGCTGCATCGCGTGGCAACAAGGGCGTGATGGGTCAGGACTGGCTGCAGCACGTCGGGCGCATCCCGTCGGTGCCTCAGAGCATAGCGGCACAGGGTCGCGTGGAAGTGCGCGGCGAGATTGTCTGTCCGAAGGCGGAGTTGGCACGGCTCGGCTACAAGGACTGCAGGACGGCTGCCGCAAGTCTGATGAACCAGGTATGGCCGTCGGACGACTGCAAGCGGCTGGTGTTCGTGGCGTGGCAGATGGACGATGACACTGACGCTACACGTTCAGAGTGTTTGTCGATGAACAGAGCACAGAGTTATGGATTTAATACGTGTATGCACTGCATCACCGGCACACGGGACGTGATAGCCGTGCTTGAAGAAGCTGACACGGAGCGCGAGGCACTGCCCTATCCTACGGACGGTGTGGTGGTGAAGATTGATGACAAGGCTATGGCTTCTTCACTGGGCTATACGGAGCATCACCCAAAGGGGTCGATAGCCTATAAGTTTTGCGCACAGAAGGCTGTAACGCGGGTAATCAATATCGAGGTGAAGGTGGGTGAGACAGGCCGACGTACTCCCGTGGCTTATCTTGAGCCTGTCACTATTCTTGGCCGTGAGGTGTCGTCAGCATCACTTGGCAGTGAGCGTGTGGCCGCTGAACTTGGTGTGGTGGTCGGCTGTATGGTCGAGGTTGGCTTGTCGAATGATGTCAAGCCGAAGATATATCGGGTAGTTGATGGCGGTCACACGGAAATCACAGAAAGTTCCGATTTTGTGGCGCAGCTCGCTGAATCATCGGGGACTGGCTCTGCTGATGCGGAAAGCGTAGCGACGGATCAGGTGCCTGTCCCCTGTGATTCAGCGGAACAAAATGATGCACCTGGATATAGCGCATCGGAGAAATCACAGACTCCCACCCCATCAGCCACCGAGCCTGACCTCTTCGCGCAGATGCAGCAGGAGTTAGACACTCTGAGGGCTGAAAATGAGCGGCTGAGAGCTGCGTCGGCGGTGTCGGTCTCGGCGACCGAGGCGAATCACAGGGGACAGTCCCCATGTAATCCGCTTGGCGAGGCCGTCGCTACTCACACAGGGGACAGTCCCCATGATTCACCCACTGTGTCACAACCCCGTCCGCGTCGGGTGCGCCGGCAGAAGCAGGACGTGATGTCGTTATACAGCAGTCCGGCCATCACCGTCGATCACAGCGAGGATGACCACTCGGAGCGCAATCGTAAGATCTTCGCCGCCGTGGCTACCGCCGTCGTATTTGTCGTGCTGGTCAACACGGTCGGTCTCTTCGGCATCGCCGCCATCGGTCTGCTTGCCGGCGGATTAGTGAAGTAGTTGTAACATCAAAAATCACAGCAATTATGGACGAGAGGATGAAGAAACGGGCTGCGGTGTATCAGCTGATACGGCTGGTGGACGAGTGCGGCGGCGAGATTAGGGTGGACGGCGACAGGGTGCGCCGGGTGTTCAACGACCAAGACGACATCGTGAGGATGGAGCTGGCGACGGGCGAGACGGTGCTCGTGGCCGACCAGGACTTCGCGACGCTCGACGGGGTTATCAGGGAGATTATGTAATATAAATCATTTCTAAAATTAACGGATTATGAAAAAGGCATTATGGATGATGGCACTGACGATGTGCCTGGTGGCTGCGGGCTGCAGCAAGAGTGACAGCGATGAGTTTGACTTCGATCGTGAGTATGCGGAGGATAACTTCCGCAAGACACAAGGAAACATTCGCGAGAAGCTCATCGGGGTTTGGGAGGTGGAGGATTTCGCCTTCGTTGACTACAACAAAGAGTGGCGATACCCGAAAAAGGAAGAATTGCCAGAGGTAATGCGGACAGCGGTGTTTCGACCAGACAGCACAGGAGAGTTCCTGGGGTTGGAGGGAATGTATTGGAGTGTGGACGATTGGAAGAGAGTCGTTATTACATCGGCATATCTTTGGGCTTACGACAAAGACGGAAATGAGCTCGGCGGCTGTCAGTTGGGTAGCGGATGGTTTGGCATTTCCCGCGAAAAGGCTGAAAAACATCTGCGGGAGAAATATCCAAATCTTGTTTTACTGAAGGACAAACAATTTACAGACATTATAATGGACGTAAGAACTATGAGCAAGAACAGAATTGAACTTGATACCTACAGCCAGTATTCACCGACATATTTGGTGTGTACGCTGATAAGGAAATAATTCGGGCTGTCACGGGGACAGGCGCTTTGGTATTCAGACCGCAATGAACCTGTCTCTATGACTACTGGTCGGTCTCTTCGGCATCGCCGCCCTCGGCCCAAACAAAAAAATATTACCCACAAAATGTAAATTTGTTGCCGAAATATTTGGAAGTTTCGGGAATAATGCCTATATTTGCAGCGTGAAAAAGGCAGAGTGCCTTAAATTTAACTATTTAAAACATTAAGATTATGAAACATTCTTGGATGGCCATGACCAGGGCCGATAAACTGGTTACGAAAGTGTTATTGTGTGTGATTGTGATGTCGGGTGCGGTCGCCTGCCTGACTTCGTGCTCGAAAGAGAGCGAAGATGAAATGGTCAATGGTCAATCGTCAATGGTCAATGACACGCAGGTAAGCATCACCTTCTCGCCGTATGAGATGACACCTATGACGAGGGCTGCGACGAGCATCAGCGGTATTGTGACAAAACTCGACGTGTGGATCAGCGACGGCGTGACGAGCACCGACCTGCACCAGACTTCTTCAGACGACGGCTTCGGGTTGATTAGTGTCAGTCTGAACCGCACGAAGACCTACACGTTGACCGCCGTGGCGCATCGGGCTTCAGGAGCAGCGACACTGACCGACGGTGTGATTGCCTTCCCCGACGAGAAGGTGACGCACGCCATGATTTGCCAGACGACGTTCTCACCGGCAACGACCACCTCGCTCAGCTGTCTGATGCAGCGTATCGTGGCGATGATCCGTTTCGAGATTGCCGACCAGGTGCCTGCGAATGCCTACACCATGCGGTTTGAACTCGGCGAGTCGTTCACGCAGTGGAACCTGTCGACGGCCACGGGAGCCAATGCCATCGAGCGCACGACATCGTTCAACAACTTCTCGCGGGCCAACGACGGAACGGCGGCTTTCTCGGTGTATGTCATCCCGACCAACCTGACAAATACCGACAACATCAACGTGACGGTGACGGCTCTGACGCAGGGCGGCGACGAAATCGAGAGCAAGACCTTCGAGGACGTGCCCGTCAAGGCGGGCTATAAGACTACCTATCATGGAGAGTTTTTTACGACCGAGGGCGCAACGGGCTCGTTTACGGTCGAAGAGGACTGGGGGACTTTTGACACCATCACCTACTAAATGAGTACGCCTTATGAAAAAGACATTCTTATTGTTCGCAGTGCTGGCGATAGTCAGCTGCGAGAAGGCACACTTTGACGAACAGGCGCAGGGCCAGAGCAACGTCACACTATCCTTCTCGACCAGCGACCGCGACATCACCCGTGCCACGGTTTCCATCGGCGACTACTTCACGAAGCTGAACGTTCAGATTTTCAATGCCGACGGCGAGAAAGTGCTCGACAAGGTAAAGACGCAGACCACCGACGACGAACAGTTTGGTCAGATAAACCTCTCGCTCGCGGAGGGCACCTACACTATCGTTGCCGTCGGTCATTCGAGCATCAAGAGCGCGACAATCAAATCGACGGAGATGGTGCAGTTTACGGCCAGCAACGGCGAAAAACTGACCGATACGTTCTGCTACAACGGTACAATCACGGTCGGCGCGGCACCAGAACAGCACGACCTGGTGATGAACCGCGTGTCGGCGATGTTCCGCGTCATACTAACCGACGAAAGCATCTCCACGCAGGTGGCGAAGATGAAGTTCGACTATACCGGCGGCTCGGCCAACTTCAACCCAAGGACTTTCGAGGGAACCACCAAAAGTACGCAGGCAGAGAACCGAACGGCTGGAGGCAACACCTACTCATGCTACACCTTTCCCTATATGGCAACGTCGGGCACGCTGAAGGTGACGCTTTCGGCGCTGGCTGCCGACGGCACGGTTATCCGCAGCCGTACGTGGACCGACGTGCCTGTGACCCGCAACAAGATTACCACCTATCGCGGGCAGTTCTTCACTGGCGACGAGGGAGAGATCACGCAGTCAGGCTTCGGCTTCACGGTCAACGGCGAGTGGGAAGGGGAGGTTAATTATAATTTCTAAATCATTTATAGAGGCGGTGAGATTTTTCACTGCCTCTTTTTTTTTGTCTGTCCCAAAGTTGAGCGGAAAAACACTACCTTAGCCGACGTAATCAATTAAACGGACGAACGATGAATATTTTCAAACGATGGAGAGAAAGGCGTGAGCAGCGACGGAAGCTGAAAGAGTGGAGTCGGTTGGCTGGGGCAATGGGTACGCTCGACGTAATGGAAGAAAAAGGCTTGCTGGCTTGGAATGCGCAAAACAGACAGATGCTGATTGAAAGCAGTCTGGCCATGGTGATGATGACCACCGTGGAGAAATGGACGGCCTTTATCAGAGGACTGTACGTGTGGAGTCAGAACAAGCGTATCTGGGAGGCGTGGGAGGATTTTCGCGTAAAGGAGGAACTGAAGGCTGTGCGCGAAGTGAGCAATAAACTTCCAAAAGGCAAGAAGCTCTCACGACAGGACATCGACCGCATCCGCGAGGCAAGACGTATGGAACTGACTGAAAGCGACGTTGAACCGCCAAAGGTGGAGGGTTATGAGTTTGTCATTGTCAGTCCGAGCCTCGAAGTCAATCCAGACATGAAGCCAAGCGACCCCGTAGGGAATATCGTGGCGGTGGGACATTATGACCCGGAGACGGAACGACTGGAAATGGCGACGTGGGAGGAGGTGTCACACCTGGTGCATGAAGTGAAAAGTGAAAAGTGAAAAGTTATGGAACTGACAACAAGACAGGTGCTGATGGTGGCACCACGAATGAGCCAAGAGGCAGTAGCTGAGTTTGTGCGAGTGTTTAACGTATGGAACGACCGCTTCGGGATTACGACGCCGCTGAGGATGGCGCACTTCCTGGCGACGGTGTGGCACGAGAGCGCAGGGCTGACGCGGACTGTGGAGAACCTGAACTATTCGGCACAGGGACTGCGGCGCACGTTCCCGAAGTATTTCCCGACGGCGGCACTGGCGAACCAGTATGCACGGAAGCCGCAAGCCATAGCAAACCGCGTGTATGCGAACCGCATGGGCAACGGCAACGAGGCGAGCGGCGACGGCTGGCGGTATCGCGGTCGTGGACTGATCCAGCTGACGGGACGGTCGAACTATCAGGCATATCAGAACAGCGCCTTCTGCAACGGCGACTTGATGGGTCATCCTGAGTGGCTGTCACAGTACCCCGGGGCGCTGAAGTCGGCGATGTGGTTCTGGTGGAAGAACGGCTGCAACGAGCTGGCCGACCGCGACGACGCCACGGCGGTATGCCGGAGGGTGAACGGCGGGCTGAACGGACTGGACGAGCGGAAGATTTACCTCGGTAAGTTTAAGACAATGCTGGACATCAAATAGGCAACAAGAGCAAGCGGTCAGTGCTTGCCCTTGTTTTTTCGTGAGATGCGTTCCAGTTCCTCGGCTTCTCTGGCCATGTCTTCAAGGTGCTGCAGGTTGGCATAGAACATCTTGCGGTTGATTTGTTCCTCACTCTGTCCGAGGTATTTCTCCAGTGTCGCAATGGAGCGCACATAGAGGTCGAGCGGTGTCTGCTGGCCTCGGCGGATGCGCTTCGACGATGACACGGTGAAGCATTTCGGAAACTTCTGGGCTATATAGTGCATGACCGACTGCCAGTAGATAAGAATAAGTTGGAACTGGTAGTCTTTCATTTTCCGCAACTGTGGTACGGCGTGTTTGGTTCGGAAGATGGCTGTCAGGAAGTCGGTGCGGGCCTGCAAGAGTTGGACGGCAACGGCGGGATTTCCGGCGTTCGACTTGCGGAGCGCGAGGTCTTGCTGGCGCGTATAGAGGTCGAGGTACTGCTGTGCAAAGCGATACTCCTGCCACGAGAAGTCCTGCATCAGCGTGTCAGGGCCTTCGACGGGCTGCGGCGACGGGTAGAACAACGGTATGGGGATGAACGGCAGGTACAGCTTGTTCCAGCGCCAGTCGCGCCAGTCGTAGCCAAGCCGCTTATAGGGGAATATCAGCAGTTGGTTGAAGTTGTCGAGCCATTTCAGGTGCTGCTCGACAAACGAATGCACCTGCCAGACGTGAATCGGAAATGGCTCATGTCGGGGCTGCGCCTTCTGACGCACGATGAACGTTGCTTCGCCTTCGTCGTCATTATCCATTATCAATTTTCCATTATCCATTATTTCCAGCCCCGCAAGGGCGAAGAAGCACTCCGTCTTCCACTGCAGCGGGTCGAATGGATGATAGCGGTCCTGCTGGGAGAAGCGACGAAGGTAGATGCCGATGATCAGTTCAAGTTGCTCGCGGGTGCAAAGGTTCCAGCCCTTCGGCACGGTCAGGTCGATATGTCTTACCCCGTCTGTCATCATGCGTCGAAGAACTGGCGTTTCAGGATGCGGTCAACGGCCTGGCAGGTGTCGTCGGCACGTAGTACGGGCTTTGTGCGGAACTTGGCGATGAGCGGGTCAACGGCCTGCGAGAGCACGCCATCGCTCCCGCGCCATGCAGCATACTGGCAGAGCGAGAAGTCGGGCTGTGAGAGGATAGCCCCCTGGATGATGACGGCCTGACGCTGGCCGACGATGGCGCATAGGCCGTCGAGTATCATCGGGTCGAAGGCGTAGTGGACGCTGGGGAGGTAGTCTTTCAGTTCGGCAGAGACAAGCTCCGACTGGTTGGCCTGTGTGATGAGCAGCAGGCCGTTGGTCCATCGGCGGCGAAAATAGTTGGCCAGTGTTCGCATCAGCTGGAGGTCGGCCTCCGGCACGGCAAGGATCAGCGTGTGGCCGTTGCCAGCCATCGAGGCAACGGCATCAAGCATTTTTTCCAGAGTGACGTCGCCGCCCGTCTGGAAGAAACAGAACTGGTGTTCGCGGATGAGTGCAGACAACTGGCGGTCGCAGCAACAAGGTTCGATGTATGCCATATCTTTCTGTATTTTGGTTTCATAGGCAAAGATATGACGAAAATTGGCGGGAATGGGACAAAAAAGCCCCACAGTGTGACCGACACCTGCGGGGCTCAGACAGATAGAGTCAGATGTTAGCCTGGTATTATTCTATTTTTATATTCAGTTGTTTACCGCAATACGGACAGACCTGACCTGTTGGACTGTCAATATCTTCATCGGAAAAGAACTCACTACGTCTTGCACCAATGACATCGGCTATCCTTTGAAGCGTCTCGACAGTCGGATTACCACCTATCATATTTGCCAGAGAACCTCTTTTAAGGCCCAGTTGCTCAGCCACCTGTTCAATATTGAAGCCGTGCTCACGTATCACTTTTGAAATTATCATATCTTAATATTATACGAAATGGGCTGCAAAGATATAAATAAATATCGAAATGTGCAAGCAATTTTTGTTTTTATAATATTTTATTATGATATTGTTAATCCGTGTGAAATATTATAATATGATTATTGAATAATGTTAAATAATAACGTTTTAATATGACATTTATTACAAGTATCATATTTTATTAGTATATTTGCACCGTAATTATAATAATATAATGTATATGACTCAGAGTAATTTAATGGAACTCTTGAACGAGACTATGCAGCGGAACGGCGAAGCTGGCCGTCCGATGGTGGTTGTACTGAACCTTCAGGATGTTGTCATCGGCAACAACAATGCCTCCCACTGCAGCAACGTCAACTGCCTCTATACACCGCTCATAATGGAGGCCCTGATTGACCAGCTCCGTGCCAGCAACGAACACATCAACCGTCTGCTCGACATGGTGAGCCGTCTGATTAGCAATAAGGTTAATGCAATATGATACAGTAATTGATTTTTGACAATTTCGTTTTGTTGACCTGATTTACATACTATGAGGCGCTCACGGTCGAGAGATAGGGGGTGTCTCCCTTTTTGGGGGAAACACGTTTTTGTAGGACATTTTAAAATTGAGATATTATGGCATCAGAAGATTATGTAGCAATCAAGTCGGAGCAGCTGACAGCAGCAGCTCGCGAGGAACGTTATGTGATAGCCAACCGCTGGACGCGGGAGGTTGTTGACAACTGCAACGGGCACGGTTATAAGTCGGCGCAGTCGGCTCATAGGTCATGGTCGTTTAAACAGCGACAGCGCAATCAGCGTCCTGTCGGTCAGCAAGGCAGCTGGCGGTCGAGTTATCGCACGGCGGCTGATCCTAAGAAGTGAAGGCGATGGCACAGGACAGGCTCAGAAACGGACTGATAAGATTCCGTGTGCGGATTACCCGTATTGTGACGAAGGACGTGGAGGTGCAGGCGACGGATATCTATAAGGCCCAGCAGATTGGCCGCTCTATGGCCGAGAAGCACGACTGGACCGACATTGACACCCTTGCCTACTCCTCCCTCGCCGAGCCCTGGTCGCTGAGTGAGGAACGACGGAAAAAGTCAATAAACCAACAAAACAATAATTCAATAAATCAATAATTATTTATTTGTTTATTGGTTTTTTTATTTATTTAAATGGATATAGCGTACAATAAATAAATGTATCATATATTAAATATATAAATGTATAAACAAATGGATGGATAAAGCAATAAAACAAGCTATCAAGCGGTAAATATTGGTATAAAACAATAAATTTTGCTATAAAGATGAAAATAAATAAATATTTGGCACATATTTATAATTTGTGTGTATTTGCAGTGGATTTCGAGTTTACAAGTTAATTACAATAATAATAGTCACAATTATGGAAACAAGATTGAAAGAAGTGTTGGCCGTGATGAACCATAAAGGTGGTACGGCTAAGACAACGACCGTGCAGAGTCTGGCGGCGGCGATTGTGCGCCAGGACAAGCAGGCACGGGTACTGGTGATTGACCTTGATCCGCAATGGCATCTGTCAAGGTTGATGGGATGGCAGCAGGGTAGGGGGCGCACGGTTTACGATGCACTCCGCGACCAGTCAGGACTGCCCGTCTATCAGGTGCCTGAGAAGAAAAACGGCTTTAACCAGCCTATTACAGACGATAAGGGCATCTGGCTCTGTCCTGGTTCGCCGATGCTGCAGGATGTGGATGCAGACCTAACGCGGCAGTTGCAACCGCTGTTGGCGCTCCGCAAGTGTTTCTTCAATGGCATCACGACCCCTGACAAGATTGACGGCGTGCTCTACGACGGCAACGGCCCCATCGTACCAGCCGTGTTTGATTACGTTCTGATTGACTGTCCGCCCGCGCTGTCGAAATCGACTTACAACGCAATGGCGGTGGCTAACGGTCTGTTGGTACCAACCTCGCTCGAAGGTCTGTCGGTAAGCGGTCTCGGACCGATTCTCGTGGAGATGGGTAAAGTTAAGCAAGAACTAAACCCGCAGTTGGAGCTGACTGGCATCCTGCCCGTGAAGACTGACTTACGCTCAAACATTGCCAGGGATATTCTGGAGAACCTGCGTGAGAAATTCGGCGACCGTCTGCTGCTCTACCAGTGGAACAAGAGCCGCAAGACTCCATTGAGCGGCATCCCTAATGAGGCGAAGATGAACGAGGCTCAAACCAAGAAACTGAGCATCTACGACTGGCAGCCGTATAGTGCGGCTGGCATGGCTTACGAGCAGTTGGCGAAAGTGTTGTTCTAATTGAAAATTGAAGATTAAAAATTGAGAATTATGGCAAAGAAGAATGGTTGGAACGCTGACGAGATGCAAGGGTCATTAATCAGCGACATGGAACAGGAATTGAAGAACGGTTATCAGAAGATAGGCGAGAGTAGGGCAGATGTTTCGCCCTTGGGGAGCGACGGACACACAGGGGACAGTCCCTCTGTAATCCAGCCGACGGTATCGGCTTCCTCACAGCAGGGACAGTCCCCGAGTGTCCCCACAGCGCCACAAACGGCGACGAGTGCGCTCAGGAACGACGAGCCGACAAAGGGCGTTCAGGCCAACCTGCCGATATCGCTTTATAACCGCATGAAGAAGCTGAAGTTCGAGACCGACGAGAGCTTTCAGTCGATGTTCCAGCGGGCGATGGATCTGTTCCTCGATGTGGAGGAGGGTAAGATGAAAGTCAGTCCAATAACCAAATAAAACAATGTTTATTGAAACCAATAAAACAATAAGGCAAAATGGAAACAGGTTTAAAGATAAACAACATTGACTTTTCGGAAGACGACGTGGAAGAGCTGACTTTCAGTATCGAGCACGATGACCGTAGCCCAGCGTGTCTGTGGCTTACTGTCCATAAGAAAAACCTTGAAGGCGATAGTGCTGATGATGTAGATACGACCATCACGCTTTATGCCAGTCAGATGAAAGCTCTCGGCAAGGCACTTGTGTTTGCAGGTGAGTACGTTGAAGGTTTGTATAGTAAAGACGGATATAATTTCTGAGCTATGGAAGATGTACTGACAACATTGGAGGGCTACTTGCAGCAGTTGAACGATATTGGCGACGACATCCGCAGGACGGGTGATGCTTGGCGCAAGGAGCGTGAAGAGCGTGAACGGCTTGGTCTGACGGGAGACGCCGCTATCCGTCACTACAACGACTGGATGGAGCGAGAGGGGATGCCTGAACTGAAAGTGAAGGTGAACGATACTATAAAGTCGGACACCGAAATCGGAACAAAAACGTAACTCTATCGGAACAGGCTGAAAATGCGCCAGCACTATCTTTGGGTTAGAGCCAGTCGCAGGAAAAACTCGCCTGTACTATAAGTCGGTTAGAGTAAATGCGCTGAAACACCGATAAACAGGCAGTTTCCCGAATGCTAAAGAAAAGATAAAATAACGGCACTTTATTTCCCTTATTAAAATGAAGAAGAGATTATCTTATAGAGTATCGTGTCTTACCTATGGCAGAAAGGCCGATAAATGCACGGTTTTGTGGCGGTTTTGTCTAACTCGGTTATAGTATAGGCGGGGTAGTGGATATAGTCTGGAAGGCACCGCTACTCTAACCGACTTATAGTTATGTTATAATATATAATGTATATATGGACAAGGAAACGAAGAAAATACAGTTGAAGCAGATGCGCGAGCTGGTGGAACAGCGGTCGTGGGTCAAGACGCCCTGGAAGTACACGAAGATGGGCGCCGGCCTCTCGCTCATCCAGCAGCAGGCACTCTTGATGGTGTCTGAACATCTGCAGACCTACATCAAGAATTTCTATGAGCTGAAACTCGACAAGGCGAAAGACACGCCGAAGTCGCTGTTTACGGAGCATGTATTGAAGAACGGCATCCCGCCGTTTAAGATTTGGCTGCAGGATCTCGGCGTGCGGCCTGAGAACTACAAGGAGGCACGCCGCGCCATCGACGAAATCAACCTGCAGGTGGAGCACCCGGAGTTTGATAAGGACGGACATGAGACCGGACGCACGCTGCTGACCAACGTCTTCTCGCAGTTCGGTTTCGACACCACTGGCGACTATTACCGTTTTGAGGACGACGAGGGTAAGATGAAGGCCGTGGCGCGTCAGAACCCCTACATCGACGTGAAGATCAATCCCGACGTGGCCATGTGGGCGTTTGACATGCAGCAGGGTTACGTGAACCACTTGAAACTGATTGCCCTCTACTCGTCGAAGCGACCCACGCCGCGCATCTACCTGTTGCTGATGCGGGCACTGAAGAAAGACGACGAGACTACCACCCTGCGCATACCGCTGGGCGAACTCAAGGAATACCTCGGCATCGTGCCCTACATGGACCCGAAGAAGAAGGAGATGGTGACACCCTACCCGATGTTCTCGAACTTCAAACAGAAGGTGCTCGATGCCGTGCGCGACGACTTGCTGCGTATGTCAAAGGAAGATCCGCCGACCACCGACATCGTGTTTGACTACGAGCTCCTTTATCCTGGTTCTCGAAAGAAGGGCGACCCCGAGGCAATTCTTTTTCATGTGACGCGGACAATACTCGGCGATGCGTATAACGTGGTCGTGAACCATAAACCAAGTGAGCTGATGAAGAAACCGGTACAGCAGGAGATGTTCACGGACGAGTATCAGCAGTTGTTTGAGAGGTGCATCGACGAGTTATGTAGCGACGGACGGTCTAAGGATGCCTGCGAGAGGTTCAGGCAGATACGGCTGGAGAGTTTCAGTAAGGAGTCGCGCACGCTGCTGATGCAAATTCCAGACGCATATTTTCATCAGTGGATAGAGAGCGAGGCGGTGATGTCGTTCTTCTTTGCCTACGTCAGCAAGCATTTCGGCAAGGGTCTGACGTTCAAGTACAGGATTTTGAAAAGCGAATTGTCCCGTTCTTAATCTGAAAATCGCTACCTTTGTCGAACGAAAATTAATATCGAATTATATCAAGAATGAGAAAGAATTTTTTGAAGAACAGTAGGATGGTGCGGGCACTGAAGAATGCGCGGTGGATGCTGAAGGGTCTGCTGGCCGCAGCGGTCGTGCTTTGCCTGGTCTGTTGTCGTGCCACGACAACCACCCAACGTGAGCACACCACCCAGACGCACAATGCCGACACAATGGCTACGGAGGCGAAGCACGACGGACACAGCCATCAGCAGAGCGTCAACCTCGACTCGATTGTGTCGGTCGTTTGGCAGAGGACGCTGGAGGAGTTTGCCCGTCAGGAACAGGAACACGAGATTACCACCGAGACGCTGACCGAGACGATTGACTCGTTAGGGCGCGTGGTGCGCCAGTCGCAGAAAACTACCGACCGCACCACGTCTCGTCAGGAACAGCAGCGCATCGAAAACCTGCAACAGACCATGCAGCAGCAAATCAGCCGTGCCGTCAGCAGTCAGGACTCCGTGTGGCAGGAGCGGTTCAGTCGGTACCAGGCGAGCATCCGCGACTCGCTTGACACGGACAAACAAAAAATCACGGAAGCCGCACAACCACTGACATGGTGGCAGAAGACATGGGCGTGGCTGCGTGGCGTACTTATCGGCATCGGCATTGCCGTCATCCTGATGCTGACCAAGAGATTCTGGCGCGGTTGGATTCCACTCGGCAAATAGACTATGACGTTTCTTATTACACCGACGCCGACACGGGCGTTCCGTCGGCTAAAAAAGGGCGAGACGGTCGTTGAGTCGTTTGCCGACCTGATGGCCCTGCAGGACCGCATCCAATGTGACATTTACATCACTCTTCCTGACGAGTACAACCAGCGGCGGGTGTTCCTCTACGATCCGTGACTTTACGGCTTTATTTTCTTCCGTACTTTTCCGAAGTCCTCGTACACTGACGTGGCGATGACTTTTGCATATCGCTGGGTGGTGACAATGCTCTTATGACCGAGCATCTGTTTCACGTTCTCTATTTTCACGTCATTAGCAAGCATCCATGTGGCAAAGGTATGGCGGGCGAGGTGAGAGTGCATCCTGACTTCTATTCCCGTCAGCCTGCCTATTTCTTTCAGGCGATGGTTGTAGTCGGCATTACCTATCTTTGGCACTGTGCCACGGTACTTCTCCAGCACTTCTACGGCTGGAGGAAGGAGTTCCGAAACGTATGGTACACCTGTCTTGACGCGCTGTCCGATGTACTGCCACGAACCACTGACCATCTTGTATGCTGAGAAATCGAATGCCTGTGCATCTGAGTATGCAAGCCCTGTGTACATCTGGAACACAAACAAGTCCCTGGCAACGTCGAGCGCCGAACCGACGGGCAGCTCCAGCTTTCGGATGCGCGACATCTCGTCGTCAGTCAGGTATTCAGGATTATCTTTGTCACCACGTTTGAACTGTCCGCGCAGACGTTCGTATGGGTTGCGTTCAATCTTTCCAAACCTGTCGGCACGGTTCAGCAGGGCTTTCAGACACTTGTGATAATTATAGATACCTGCGTCACTCAGTCGTTTTGGCTTGACACCAGCCAGCCGCGCCGCGTCGCTTATCGGCTTTTGTCTGGAGTGCAGCCAAGCATCAAACTCGCAGATTCTCTCCACGGTCACATCCTCCCAGCGGCGCATTTTCCCAAACTCTCGCAGGCGGTCTTCGAGCGGATAGTAGTGCTTGCGCGTATCGTCCTTGATGTCAAGCAATGGAATCTGTTCATGGATCCAGTCGAGAAGCGTATTTCCATCACGCACCTTTTCTTTTATCTGCCATACCTGCCGTTTTATCATTTCCGTGTCAATCGCCTTGCCCGTGTCAATGCTTTCGTTTATCAGACTCAACACCTTTTCATAAATGATGGCAATGCGCTCGTTCAGCTTGTCGGCACAAAGAGTGTTGACCACCCTTCCTGCCACAAACTCATCACGCAGGACTTTTACGCCTGTGTCGAAATAGTACGACCGCCGCTCATGCGTCACCCGTATCTCCACAGGACCTGCGTGTCCTGGCTTTGTCCGATTCCGATGGTCGAACATTAATGCAGTAGTCTTCTTCATTCGTTTTGCATATCCTTTTGTTATACATACTTTCCGAATGTTTACCCGCCTTTTTGGGGTATGGGTAAACAAATGGGTAAACATTTGGGGAATGTGGGTAAACAAGTGGGTAAACATTTGTGTGAATTTTGCGCCGTTTTGCGGTCTTTTGACTATCACCGTAACCCTCTGAAATACTTGATTTCCCCTTTGAACAAAAGGAATAGCGCGATTTTATGCGCGTTTCCCATCCACTTATATTGTGATCCGTTTGGGGCTCTATGTGGTGACATCTTCCCTTTGATTCATAGCATGTTAGCCCTATTTGTAACCTTGCGTGGGTAAACATTTCTACTGTTCTTATTCTATTGGCTTTTTGGAAATCATATCCATCAGACGGTAAATCTGCTTGTCTTTCTCTGCCAGTTGTGCCACCAGCGCCCTCACTGACTCCGTGTCGTTAATGGCGGAGTTCTGGGCGTTTGACATGTTCTGTTCGCCAACCACCACGTTTTGCATAGAGGACTGTCCGACACCCTTTAACAGCCATTCTGCCGACACGTCTGGGAATTTATCCAGCAGCAGCATCACCAGCTCCATCGAAACTGGTGCCTTGTCACGGTCGTTGATGTTGTCAGACAACTGATTGTTAATAGCCTTCTGTGAAAGCACACCCTCGCCTGCCAGCTTGTTACGACTGATACGCCGCTCCCTCATCAGCGTATTGATACGCGCTTTCAGCCCTTCGTTGTAATTATTCATTTCCTCTTAATTTTAAGTTAAAAAACAATAATCCTAAGATATTTCTCTTAATTATGTTCGATATTTCAGAGAAAACTGCTAACTTTGCACCCGAAAGTAAGTATGTAAACATCGCAAACTGTCGGGCAAGAAAGCCGTTACTGCGGAAAAGCCTTTGTGACAAAGGTTTGACGCAGTTTTGCTGAACATTAAATCCACTTGCAAAGATACGGCTTTTCTCCCGATTTCGTATGTAAGTATGTAAACTATTAAATAAAATTATGATTTGTGACAAGGTTGGAAGAAACGAATGGAAAAACCTGAACGTTGGAGAGACCGGCATCTTTACGCTCCCCAACGAGAAGGCTGTGGAGAGTGCCCGCATTGCTGCTCAGGACGTGAAGCGATTGGAGCATTACGAGTTTGAACGGATTAAGACCTATGACCCCCTGACAATTGCATTCAGACGACTTAAATGATTACAACTATGGCTATAGACAAACAACTTCGACAGGAGATACGGACAGACATCCGCGAAGAGTTCCGGCGACAGATGGAGGGATTGCAAGAGCGCTGGGTTACTGCCGAGACGCTTTCGCAGCACATTGAAACGCTCCGCCCGCGCTGGCTTGAACGCCACGGGCACTGTTTTAACCGTACAAGGGTTGAGTTTTCCGACAAGGACGGTAATCGTCACGCACAGCAATGGCTATATCCGCTCAACGAGATTATGGCGATGGTGCGCGATGGAAGAATCAAGCAACTGATTGTTTAATATATAATAAAGGTATAATGAGCAAGTATCATTACGAAGTGCCTGCCGACTCTGCGACAGGCAAGAAAATCAGCCACTTCTGGCAGAAGTGCATCCGCTGCGAACAGGCCGCCGATGACTATGCAAAGAAGATGGGAGCGACATACTATTACAGCGATCCGCGCTACTTTGCGGGCGGGGTGGTGTGCATAGCATTTGCCGACGGACAGCGGATTGACAAGAAAGTGTGGCGCGTGGCAGGGACCGACCGTGCAGACGGGAAGACGTACTACGAGCCCGACTGCCAGAGGCGAACGGGCCTTGAGCCGATACCGAACAGGGACTATCAGATGCGAGACACCTTCGACCGCATCTATAATCGCGACGGGATAGTGGAGCGTGAGATGGCTGACGAAACGACTGGCGAGAAGACGATGCAGCTGTTCATGCCATACGTGGAGTTCTATCGCGACGAGCAATCGGGTACCCGTAACGACCTGAACGGAAAACAGCCATGCAAGGCCAGCCGTGGACTACGAAAGGCAGTCAAGGCCGAGGTACAGCGACTGAAACTGCCAGTGATGAAGGTCGATGCCCTGCTCTCCATCCTCGGAGCGGCCATTGAGGGAAAGGCCGTGGAAACCACGCCCGCCTTCTTCTTCTATCGTGAACGCTACTTCATCGGCATCGACTACGACTGCTCGTCGAATCCAGACCTCATTTTGATAGCACCAGAGTTGTATAAGATGAACCGGGACCGTGCCGAGCTCGATGCCAAGCGCGGATGGTCGTAATTATAAATCACCTGCAGACATGAAAAAATATGCAATCGAAATGATACTCATTGCCGAATGTGACGATGACGAGCGCAGCCCGAAGATAAGGCGGCTGCGGATTCATAAGATAGACACCGACGGACTGCCGATTCCAGTAGCGAATAGTTTGTTGAATGGGATTTATAAGATAAGCGAAGAGAAACAATAAAACAACGAATTTAACGGATTATGCGAACCCAACTGAAACCACATAACAAGTCGGCCTATCAGAAGGTGATGAAGGCTTTCGAGACGAGCGACAGGACGTGTGTCGTTCATCCTACTGGAACGGGCAAGTCGTACATCATTGCGGCTGTGAGTGAGAGTTACAACAAAGTGCTGATACTTGGTCCTAACAACTTTGTGCTCGACCAGGTGCATGACGTGCTGAAGTGGCGCAAGCGTGGCGTGGAGTATATGACATATCAGACGCTGACGCTAACAGGGAATCCTGACACGGATTACGATTTGATTTGCTTGGACGAGTTTCACCGTGCCGGTGCTCCGATGTGGGGCGTGGCCGTGGACGAATTGCTGGAGAAGAACCTGCAGGCGAAGGTGCTTGGTACGACCGCGACGCACATCCGATTTCGCAACAACGAGCGCAACATGGCTGACGAACTGTTCCACGGCAATATTGCCAGCCATATCACCATCGCCGAGGCATGGACTAAGTTTAGTATTCTTCCCATACCGCGCTATGTCAGCGGTCTGTTCCGCTGGGACAAGACCGTCAACGAAGCTGTGGAGCGCATCGAGCGCAGCCGTAATCTGAGCGACGAGGAGAAGCGTCTGCGCATCTTCCGAATCAAGAACACCAGTCTGCACTGGGAGTTGTCATACGGTATGCCTGCTATTCTGCGCAAGCACTTGGATAAGGATGCCCGCCGCATCATCATCTTCTGTGCCCACATTGAGAGTATAGAGCAGATGCGAGAGGAGGTGACAGGCTGGTTCCGCGAGGCTGGTTTCACGATTGCAAGCACCTGTATCATGCACAGTAAACTGACCGATGGTGATCAGCGCAGACAGATGCAACAGTTTGAGGACGATACCGACAAGGGTGTGAAACTGATGTTCTCGGTGGATATGCTCAACGAGGGAATCCATGTGCCAAACGTCAATGCCGTGCTCATGCTGCGCACCACCTCCAGTCGTATCATCTACATGCAGCAGATGGGCCGCTGCCTGACCGCTGCCAACACCGCTAAGCCGCTGGTGCTCGATATGGTGGATAATATCACCACTACCACAGCCATCAAGGATTTGCTGGCAGAGTTCGACGCCCTGGAGATACCGATGGCACAGAGCGAAGGCCGCGAACCGCGTAAGTTTGAGGTGAACGACTACCTGCTGGGTGTTCGTGATTTGATAGAGAAGCTGGTACCTGAAGCCTACACCATCGAGGAACGCTTGCAAATTATCAACGACTTTGTGGAGCAGTATGGTCGGTTGCCTAAGAATACAGAGCCTGAATACAAGCACTGGAAGTATCTTATTCATTATGCGCTCGACAATCCGCAGGTGCAGGCTCTCGCGGAGCGGTTTCGCCGTCAGAACAGGTCAGATAAGGAAGCAGCGTTCCGTAAGTTCTATGAAGAGAACAACCGCTTTCCGAAACTCACCAACAGCAGCGACGAAGAGGCATGGTTGCACAGGTGGTTTGCCGGCCAGTGCAAGCGATACCCTGAAAATCCCTTTGTGCAGGAGATGATGGCCAAGGAGAAAGGCAGGATAGAGAATGAGAAGGAGCAGAAGAGAAGGCAGTGCGTGGAAGCCGTGGAGAGGAAAATGGCCGAGGGCGCCAAGGGTGCAAGCACCATGCGTGAGTTCTGTTGGTTGTCAGCCCACTATCCGCAGCATCCCGACACCTTGGAACTGCGCCGGAAGTACGTCAAGACCATACAGCGAGAGCGCCGACGTATGACGCTGGAGGAAACCCGTCAGGCTATCCGCGACTTTGCCACCAAGAACGACCGATGGCCGTCGCATGTAACGAAGATGTCAGAAGAAGAACGACACCTGTCTCATCGCTTCAGCAACCATCGTGAAAAGTTGTTGGAAGACGACGACTTCCGTCAGCTCTACGAATACTACCGCGACAGGGATAAACCCGTGTTTGAGGAATACTACACTACGGTCATCGACTTCTGCCATAAGTACGACCAGGCGCCAAATCCCTATTCGCGCAAAGGCATCCATGCCGAGACAGAAGAGGAAGAACTCAAAGCATTTGCCTGCTGGACGTGGCTGAAGAAAAACCATCCCGACGACGAACGTGTGAAAGCCATACAGCGCGACTACAGTAACAGGACACTGCGCGAGCAGGAAATCAAGCACCGTGTGGAAAAGCTCACCATGTTCGTCACCGAGAAGCAGCGGCAGCCGAATACCTATTATGGCGAAGAGGAAAACAAACTGAGTACATATCTCAACAGCCTTCGTAATCCTCCATACTGCGAACGCGATGACGTGAAGCAACTGCTTGCACTGGTAGATAGCGTCAAGCCAGTATGCGAAGACGAGGACGCGCTGCTTGCCGAGTATATTGACTTCTGCGAGAGCCACAAGAAGATACCGTCGCGCTTCTCAAAAGACCCCTACGAGGTGGAGTTGTATAAGCGTACCGAGAAGCGGAAGGTGTTGAAGAAGAATCCTAAATACTTGGAGATACGCGACCGATACAAGCACCGCCGCATGGATAAGGACGAAGAGAAGCGCATCGTCACGGAGCATTGCGAGAACACTGGACGGCAACCAAGCAAAGGATCGTGTAGCCCAGAAGTGTATCGTGCATGGAAAAACATCAAGCGATTCGACAAAGAATTTGCAGCAGAGATACAGAAGAAATATGCCGTGCATGGTAACTGGACCGACGAGGACACCGACCGCTATGCCGACCAGATGATAGCATTCCTGCGTGAGAACAATCGCCGTCCGAATGCCGATAAAGGCGAGACGAGATTGCTCAACATTCTTTCTATGCTGTTACGCACCAAGGGCGACCACCCGAAAGTGGCTCTGATAAAGGAACTGCTCGGACAGTTGCCGCCGCCCGTCTATTCTCCAAAGTATTTCACCGACAAGCAGCGCAACCTGCGTAACAACGGAAAGCAAAAGTACGGATATGTGACGGTTAAGGACAAAGGGAAAGACCCCTCTCATAGGTATGTCATCTACTACACGTCCGACACTCGGCGTAACAAAATCTTTGAGCAGTCGTGCAAAGAGAACGAATTGGAAATTAAGGAATGGAAAGAGTAAATAATATAAAGGTATATAATATATGAAAGAACAAGTAAACCACCCCAAGCACTACAACAGCCACCCTGCTGGAATTGAGTGCATCGACATCATCCGTCATTACACCTGCGACATCGCCAATGCCTTGAAGTATCTTTGGAGGGCAGGACTGAAGCCAGAAATGGGCAAGGAGGATGCGGATAAGGAGATAGAGGATTTGAAGAAGGCGCTGTGGTATATCGAAGACTACCGCAAGAAGATTCCACAACTGCTGCTGTCGCATTTCAAGAGCCGTCAGCGCATGGAGCAGATTGTTATCGAGGTGACAGGCCACCGTATCGACGAGATATGGGGCGACTACGAATCAAACGTGGCCACCGCCATAGGACACCTGCTCGTCGTTGGCATCATCCGTCAGGGAGAGGTGCGTGTCAGCGAACTGTGGGAGTTGGATATCCGTGAGGCTGTAAAGGCCATCCAGCACCGCATCCTCGATATTGAGACGCAGCTGACCAACAAGGAACTGCAATCGACGATGGACGTGCTGAACGGCTATGCCGTGGAGGGTGAGGATTACGTCTGCAAGCCTGGCGGCGTGCGTGAGACGGAGCCCGACAAGTACGACCCTCTGAACATGATGATTATCTATGGCCGTGCCTACTGTCTGACTGACGAGGTGCGCAAGAAGGACAACGGAGCGCTTTACGGCCCCTGTGACAACTGTGATTTGCGCCAGGAGTGTTTGTCAGGCGACGGTACGGACCAGATAAAAAGCCTGTGTCACCTGCACTTTGCCACCGACCAGCAATACTACCGCGAGGTGGGCTACTGCAAGTACCGTCCCTACTATGGTACCATCGAGGTGGTGGACGAGCAGAAGGAACTGCAGAAGGAACTCAGAGAAATGGAATCAGAAGACGAACAATAAAACGAACGTATTATGGCAAGAGAACTGAAATTCGCTGGCAAGGCGGCGATGACGGCTGCGCTGGCCTCGATGATGCGTGAGGAGCGGATGAGCGAGCTGTTCCGCGTGGCTCGGCTGGTGGCTGGCGAGGCGCAGTCGGCAAGCGAGGACGTGGGGCCGCTGAAGCGCAGGCTGCGTTTCGACTATGCGGTAGCCGCCTCCTGTGTTTTATGGATGCTTGCCATCGTCGTGCTGGTCGTGACGGGGAAGATGAACCCGTTCCTGGCTGTGACGAACCTGCTGCTGATGCTGGCCACGTGCATCAACCTCTACCGCGAAATCAGCGACCAACGCCGCAAGTTGCAGGCCATCGAGCGTGAGGAGAGGCGCGACCGCCGCGACCGCGTGCAGATGGGCATGGCCGCCTTCGCCGAGATGATGCGCCGCATGGCACAAAGGAACGATGAAGACGAGGAGGACTGACCGATGGCACTACCGAAACCGACAAACGTACTGAACTCCATGCGGGTTCTTGGGGACGACGTGGCGTCGTACCTCGTTGAGCATACGGAAATGCTCGGAGAGACTGAGGCACCGTCCGTGCAGTTCTTTACTGACGGACAGATGGCTTCAATGCGGAAAGGCCAGCCGCTGCTGGTTGACCGAGGCGGCGACCTGATGCTCGTGGCATACAACCGCGAGGCAGACAGGTTGATTGCGTTCAGCGTGGGCTACAAGGAAGTCAGGCTGACGCTGTGGCAAAGAATCAAGGCAATATTCACAAACAAGTAAAACAAAACGATTATGAGAAGAAACAGTAGTAGTTTATCGTCGGCGATTCTGCTGACGCTGGTCGGGGCTTTCGTCCCCGTGGTATGTTGGATTATGAGCATCCAGTTCGACCAGAATTGCGGCGGCTACCTGAAACAGGCGGCTGATGCGAACACGGTGGAGTTGGCCAAGCAGCGCATCGACATCGCCGTGAAGTACATGGAGGACAACCATCTGACGGATGGCTATACGTCGGTGCTGTGGCGCACGGAGAACGACAACGTGGGCTATTGGTACAACAACGTGAAGGCTTGTCAGAAGGAGCTGGCCGAGTGTCAGGACGGCACACAGCTGGAGAAGTCGAACGTGCTGATGAAGGTGCGCGAGTCGCTGACCGACGATGGCGAGAAGGGTACGGAGCTGACGTTGCCGAAGGGTATCAGCCGCTATCCCAACAATGCGCTCTTCGGCGCGTTGTTCTGGATCAGCGCCATTATTCTCTGCTGCGGCATCTGGAAGTTCATCAAGTGGAATGAGTATCATTTTTAAGGAGGACTAACCGATGGCAGACTTAGACATACTTGACACGGCGGTGATTCTGCGCGACGCACAGAGGAGCCTGCGCCGTCTGTTCCCAGACTACGAGGAAAAGGCCAGGCCGTGCCGCGAGCTGCTGCGCAGGATGATGGCCGACATCCCGACAGACAAGGTGCTGGTGGCGCTGACCCACGCGCTGCAGGCCGTGGTCGATGCCAACGGCGGCGAGTGTGGAGACAGGCAGAGGGTTCAGGTGCAAAGCCTGTGGCTGACCGCTGCCGCCAAGGACCTGCTTGACGAGGAATATGCCGTCAGCGTGGCCGACAAGGTGATGAACCTCGTCGATGGTCTCGACCTCGGCGGGTTGAAAAGAAAAAGAAGAAATGACTGATTATAGCAAATTAAGAATATGAAAGAAATACTAAAGAAACTGTTTGGTGGCATTGATGCCACGGTTGGCTGCTACATGATAGCAGGCGCATTATTACTGATTGGTATAGTGGAAGTGACAACGGGGCACTACCTCAGAGCCTTTAACACATTCCTCTATACGTTCATCGTGTTCTGCTGTTCGCAACTGATACATCAGAACAAGCACTTGAAGCGACTGATTGTCTTGCAGCACTTGATTATCGAGGTGCTGGAGGAAAAGTCAGGCATTAAGCACGAAGAGAAAGAGAACGAGCCGCAGCCGCCGATGCCGGAGGTGCTCAGCCCGAACGGAATACCCGTAGGCCGTGCCGACGAGAAGGCTGACGGCGTGGCAGCGGCAAAATAAAAAGAAGGAGGAATAAAGTATGACAGGACTATTCCAACGGACGAGTGCACCGATTCAGACGGCCATGCTCGTGGAGATGATCAAGATGTTACAGCAATGCCAGCAAGTAGTGAACCTGCCCGAAGTGGGCGATGCACCGACCGCTCCGAACAAGACGGCGGAGGCACTGCGGCTGGAGAAGATGGGCTTCACCAAGGCGGCACCCGTCACGGAGTTCCAGCGGCAGATGGAGAAGTATGAGCAGACCCGCAAGCACTACGACAAGCGGGTAAGGACGATGCTCGACGCAGAGCTGATTCGTCTGAACCGCATCCTGAGCGTACAGACGCTGATAGAGGCCCGTGAGACATTCGGCGAAGACACGCTGCTGATACCATACTACGACTATGAGCGGCTGATGCGCAAGTACAACCTCGTCTGCGGCCCGTTCAGCAGCTATCGTGGTGAGATACCAACCGACAAGGTGGAGGAAATTGAGCGGCTCCAGAACCTGATGATAGGCACCAAGCACAAGTACATCAACGAACTGGCTCCGCTGACGGGACTGAAATACGACAGCAGCGAGTATTGGGGTTTCAATATCCCTGGCTATATCAAGCGTTTCCCGTTTGCCAAGAAAGACGGCACATATCATTCGTGGTGGGCAGAGTGGCTGGTCGATATGCACGGCAACAAGATTCGTGACAGCTGGAAGTGGGAGTATGAAGTCGGCAAGCCCGTCGAACTGTTCATCTGCGCCCCATCGAGGCACATGGAGAAAATCAAGTCGCTGAAAGTTCCCCGCCTTATCAGCTACAGCGACCCGTTCATCTGTGCCCACACCGACTACGGCATCCTCGTATTTACTCGTTGGGGCGAAGAGGCAGACGATAAGATTATCCGCAAGTACGAGTCGGCTAACCGCTGGCTCGACAAGGCAAAGTCGTTCATTGGCAGTCATCATGAATCGCGACGCGGTGGATACTCCGACTAAATCGCATGGTTGAATGGATTAAAAAGGAATTGGGAGTATGAAAGTTACGAAACATTATGAGCAGGACCACGTGATGCTTTACGTGGAGGAGGGCGACCTGCGGACGTGCATCACCCTCGACAGCGACCGGCAGATGCGTCGGCTCGGTGAGTGTCTGATAGACCTCGAAAGGACTGGGAGCCGCGAGGTGACGATTGAACCGCAGAAGTGATTTTACGACCACGGACTTTCCGATTAAGCGAGAGCAGGGCGATGCTCGCATCAGTCATGCCGAGCGTGAGATAACCAACGGTCGGCGGCGCAAAGCGGAAAGCCAAAGTTAAGACTGCGACAGCAGGATTAATTAAACGAATTATACAAATTATGGCAAAGGAAGAGAAAAAGACTGGCGGACGGCGGCAGCCCGACGCAAAGCTGATTGACCGCAGGGCTACCGAGGTGGCCGCTGCCATGAGCCGTGTGCTGATGCAGCCCGGCATGACGATGCAGGAGGCACTGGCCGCAATGGGCGGCGGCTTCTGCAAGGTGATACAGATTATCGCACCGATGCTCGGCGAAGAGCCAAGGTCGCTGGCCGACATGTTCAAGGGTGCCATTGACAACTACTTTGAGCACGGCGGCGACCCCCGCATCAGGGAGATTAACAATGTGATGAAGCAAGCAGGCAGTTAAAGACTAATTGAAATGACCTCTTGGGATGATAGTAAAACAGACCTACCCGTAAGCTATCTGAAAGCGGAAACGCAAAGTCGAGCGCATGGTCTTGAAGCGCGAGGTAATGGCGGTATTGTGGTTAGAATCCACACCAAGAGGTTTTTTAAACGACCACGGATTAAAACGGATGAAAGAATGAGATTCTACAGAAACGGTAACTACGTCGTCTGCATCAAGGACGACGGAACGAAAATCAGGAGGACGGACGAGGACGAGTTCGTGCCGCAGTTTGCCGAGAATGTGGACGTGAAGATTACGTCACGATGTCGCGTGGGCTGTCCGTTCTGCTACGAGGGATGCACGAAGGACGGGCAGCACGGCGAATTGTTCAAGTACCCGTTCATCAACTCGCTGCACCCCTATACGGAAATGGCTCTGAACGGTAACGACATGGATCACCCAGACCTCGAAAGGTTCCTGGTGTTCCTGCGTGAGAGGAATATGTTTGCTAATATGACCGTCCATCAGTTGCAATTCATGGCGAACTACGAGCGCATCAAGGCTTACGTTGAAAGCGGTCTGCTTCACGGCATCGGCATATCGTATAACCACCATGACTGGGACTTCATCAAGAAGGTCAGGACAATGCCCAATGCGGTCATCCACGTCATCAACGGCATCCTGTCGCCAGTGGATGTGCAGAACCTGACCCACCACGGGCTGAAGGTGTTGATACTCGGCTACAAGGAATTGGGGCGCGGACGGGACTTTCTGAAAGGTTGCGGACCTGCCGTTAAGGAACTCCAGCAGTGGCTTTACGACATACTGCCGAAAATGATTGATATGAGATGGTTTCGCCTTGTGTCGTTCGACAACCTCGCTATTGAGCAACTGGGCGTGCGTCGGCTGCTGACCGATGGCGAGTGGCAGGAGTTCTACATGGGCGACGATGGCAACTACACCTTCTACATCGACATGGTGGAGGGAATGTTTGCCAAGAACTCTCTCTCGCAGGAGAGATTCGAGATAGGAAACAAAACGATTGATGAAATGTTTAATTTAATAAGAAACGAAAATGAAACAGCAAGTTAGAAAAAGCATCTTTGAGACTAATTCAAGTAGTACGCACTCCATCGTGATTGGCAACAATGGCGAGGACATCTATGCCGGACTGCCGAAGCAGCTGGAGTTTCACGGCGACGAGTTCGGATGGGAGCACAGGCTTCATACCGACACGCAGACAAAGGCCGACTATCTGTTTACGTCGCTGCTCTATATGGGCGAGGAGCATACTCCTTATGAATATATAAAGAGAATTAAGGAATTCTTGGCGAAGTGGAACATTGAGGCCACGTTTGACGAGATTGAAGAGAAGCGTTACGATTCTGGCTACGTCTGCTACGAGGTGAAGGACAAGTTCTGCTATGTTGACCACGGCAACGAGAACAAAGACTTGGTGAAGGCATTGTGCGAGGACGAAGCCCTGCTGATGAACTACCTCTTCTCCGACGGTTCCTATGTCGAGACCAGCAACGACAATGACGACTATGACACATTGGGTAGTGAGCCAAAGAACGTCATGCTGGATTATTACAAGGGCAATTAAACAAACCGAAACGAATTATGGCAAACGAAATGAATGGCTATCCCTCGCTCGACAACCTGGAGGGAAAGACAGTGGAGGAGTTGCTGGCACTGCGTCAGCAGCTGCGTGAGACACGCGACAGGCGCCGCGTGGCGATCAACGACGAGATTACGGCGGCACAGGCCGAACTGCGCCGCGAGAGCGTGAACCAGCGCCGCATCTTTGACATCGAACTGAACGAGCTGAAGCGTCAGTTGGACGAGATAGGCACAAGCATGGGTTCGCCAGCAGCAAGGGTCAAGGCGGCTGACATCCGCGAGAAGATGTCGGACTTGAAGTACAGGTACAACATGGCCGTGGTGGAGCGCGACACGAAGGATGCTCGGCTGGCCAACGACCGTGTGCGCCGCAATGCGCAGAACCAGCTGGAGTACGAGAACGCCGAGATTGCGGTCTGCAAGGTCATCCGCGACATGAACGGGTTCAACGAGTTCGGAATGCCAAAGAAGAAGGGCGATGGCGAAGCGGCAGCAGAATAGCGTGAAGATTACCCGCGAGCTGCTGGCGAAGGCGCTGACGTGGCACTGCCCGTGGTACACTCGCGACGGCGTGGCTTCGTGCTGCTGCCAGGGTGGCCGCCGGACGAACTGCGGAGGGCCTGCACAGCTCTGTACGCAAGTGACCGACATCTTCAAGACGATGAAGCAGATAGCGGACGGGGAAATCGAGGTATCGTGAAGACGCACGGGGACTGTCCGCTGGCGAAGTATGATATTAATGGACAAAAAGGAATTATAAGGATTATGAAACGAGTAATTGTGTCAAAAGAGAAGTGCCTGCACTGCCTATACGGTGTGACTGGCGATTGTGAAATGTACGACGAGATGGGCAAGCCCTGCGACGGCGAATCGTGCTGTAACTTTGAGGAAGCAAGCGAGGAAGAAATGACCGACGGTCAAAGGCTTGCTAACGGCGACATCAAAGTGGATGACTGCATCGGATTCCTACAGGGCATTATCGAGTATGAGAGCCCCGATTCGATGAAGTCCAAGTATGTCAACCGCATCGTGGATCTGCTGAGAGACTATCAGAGCATCAAGCGGGAGAAAGCCATTTGGCATCCTATCGACGAGAAAGCCGACAGCAGTAAATTTGTCGTGTTCTACGATGTCAACGGCGGCTATATGAGTCCACCAAGCCGTTGCTTATTAGGCTACGACACCGACTTTGTGAAGGCGATGAATAAGAAACACGGAGCCAACTATACGATGTGGGCATACAAGGATGATTTGGCACCAAAGAAGCAGGACTGACTATGAGTACAAGAGGAGCAATCAAAATCAGGGAGAAGGGCGAGGAACTGCGCTTTTGGTACGGCCACGATGCCATGCCAAGCAGTCTCGGCCATCAGCTGCGCCGATACCTGAACATGACAGATCACAAGTGGTCGGACATGCGCATCTACAATGACTTTTGCGATGGCAAGTGCTACGATGGTATGTGCGACAGTCTGCGTGAAGACCACGACTTTAAGCCGACCAAGGAACTCGGCTACTACGAGGAGTACGGCTATCTGATAGACTGCGACAACCGCAAGCTGGTGTGCTACGACCTGCCAGGCTATCCTGTCAACGACATCTACCCCGACGGCAACAGCAACGAAGACGACTGGAGCGGTCGCAAGATAGTGGAACTGCCCTATAAGATGGTTTCGGAAGAAGAGACCTCGAAGCGCATCAAGGGAGCCGTGGCCGAGTATCTGTGGGGACGCGAGAAGCCGAAGCCGTTTGGAGTCAGCCTGTCGATGGGAAACGACTGGAGCGTAATTATCAGCGTAGAGTATGACAAGGACGAATGACCCCCCGCCCAAATGTCCCCATCCCGCCGAAAGGAATCGCTATCTTTGCCGGAGCGGAGGGCGACGGGGAGCGGACGGAGAAGTAGGGTTTTCCGATACGGAGAAGCATACTTTTCGGATGCCAAGAAATGCACTTGTCGGGAGCCAAGAAGTACACTTGTCGGGAGCCGACGGAAATCCGCACCGAGGCCGGAGAAGGTAAACAACGCGAAGTGCATTGGGAGAGGAGGAAGTGAGTGATGACGATTATCAAGGATTAGAGAATTGGAGAATTATGGATTGTTTCTGCGGAGTACACTACCAATGGAGTAAGGATGATATCATCCGTGACTGTAAGTATTGCAGAAAGACAGACAAAAAAGGCTTTGGCGAGTTCCATGCCTACGGCTACGAATGCAAGCTGAAGTACGGCAAGCGCAATGCTAACCGCTGCCGATATTGTTACTTCGGACGTCGCGGATATTAAAAGCAACGAATTATGGAAATCAAAATCGAAGTAGGAGAAGAGCGCTTCAAGGAAGTGCTTGAAAAGGAACTGGAGGCATTTACGCCCGAGGAGTTACACGACATCTGCAAAGAGGCGCTGGTAAGACAACTGGCAGACCCGAATGTGTTTGCAAGCCTGTTCGTAGAAGACCGACGCGACCCGTATAGCTATTCGCAGAAGTATTACGCGAAGGACATCCTGAAAGAAGCCGCAAAGCAGATTAGTTTTCAAGAGACTTTTGACGAACTGCAAGACAGCATTGTGGGCTACATCAAGGAGCATCACATGGAAATCCTGCACGACCTCGCCATCAGCATGTTTATGAACGGGCTGACGCAAGCAACGGCCTACAACGAGGCTTTCAGAGACCACATAACTGAGATGTTCCGCGTAACGAGAAATTCAAATATATAAAGGACTGACTTATGACAAATGAAGAATTAACGGCGGCGTTTCCCGAATGTGAACGCATCAAGAGAGAGCAGGTGGCTCCGTTTGTGGAGCAGGTATTTAACGAGGTAGAGAGCTGGCGGCAGATAGGCTACAAGATAAAGGGCCTGTGTCAGAAACTGTGGCCGAAGTCAGAGGGCGTGAAGTGGGAAGACCCGCTGCACCAGGAGTGGAGCCACTATTTCTACGGAAACTGGGACACGGGGCAGAAGGACTTCGACAAATGGACGGACTTGCTGGAGGACGAATATCTGCGTCGGACTGGTGAGCGCCGCACGATGGACGAAGCCTGTCAGGTGGCAGCAGACGAGTGGGCACGGATGATATTCGGCAACCACGTGCAGAGCAACGGCGACCAGTCGGACGCTGGCGGCATGGCGATGGTGCTGGGCACGCTGGTGAAGGACAAGGCCAGCCGTGGCATCGACCACGACACTATTGAGAAGTTCCGTAAGCTCTGCAAGGAGTTCTATCTCGGCGGCTGCGTCCGTCAGACCAAGTACGGCCCTCACAAGGATGAGCCGTACTGCGACTATCACCCCAACTCGGCACTGGCCGACCTGCTGCTGGAAGCGGGCGTGCCGGAGAATAGTGTCGGCAACATCTGCCCTTGGAAGACGGGCATCTCGGTTGACGAGCGCGACCATGCCGTCATCGTCCGAGGCTATCAGACAGGAAAGTACATCTAAAAAGCAATATTATGAACAAAGAAGAAATCAAACAGATATTCGACAACGTGCAGCATCAGCTCGACACGTTGCAGGGCGAGCAGGCATCGTTCATGTTCATCGGCCACGATGGCAACCACTTCGTGCTGGGCGGCAATCCCCACGAGATTGCGGCGCAGATAGTCTTCGCCATGATGCGCTATCCCGTCATCCGCAACATCATCAAGCAGTGCGCCGACCAGTTCGACGAACTGAATGAGCAGTACGGCAAGGATGTCAAGAACGTGAAGATGGATCACCTTATTGAGCAGAACTCGGGCAACGAGGGAAACTAATCCCCAGCCACCCCGTCGGGGACAGACAGACAAAAAGGTAACAAACAGACAAAAACGACAGAGAAAAATGGAAACGACAACGACAACGAAGTGCGTGTACCTCAGCGGCCCCATCAGCGACCCCGCCACGGGACAGCCGCGAGAGGGCTGGCAGCGCGACTTCCTCGACGCCGAGGCAAGGCTGCGCCGGATGGGACTGACAGTGGTGAACCCCGTGGACATAGCGCGGGAGGTGGACGAGGGCTTCGCCTGGCGGTGGGAATATCAGCCCCACCCCTGCACCAGCGACGGACCCCTGCGCCCCAGCCGCGCCGACTACATCCTGGCCTGCCTGCAGCGCATGCGGCTCAACCACGAGTACGGGCGGCTCCATGCTATCTACGTCATCGGCAGCGAGCGCCAGGCCCTGCTCTCCGACGGCGTGCGCATGGATCTACTCATGGCCTCCGTGCTCGGTCTGCCCGCCTATGCCGCCTGCCGCGACGGCCACCGCGTGAACAGCCTGCTCATTGAGCAAATCGGCTTCGGCAGGATTGAGGAACTAACTAAGGAGGAATGAATATTGCAAACACGAATTATCACGAATTATTCACGAATTAAACATTAAACGATTATGGAATTTCAGAAAGCAGTTCAGTCAACCGAACTTATCTTGAAGTTGGTTGTCACAATTCCGGGTCAACTTCCGCCTGTATTCATGGAAGAATATGTAATGAAGATGGAAAAAGCTCTCAGAGAAAAAGCTGAAGAGATTGCAAAGGATTGGGATGGCGATATAGAACTAAAAAGAAGTAACGAACTTGATACACACGAAAGTGTCAAGAAAACAATTAACAATGCTTTTTTGAAGTTTATTGGTAATTCATTGCGTAGGCATTATGAAATGATAAAGAAATATAAATAAATGACAACGATAATATACTTATAATATGAAAAAGGAAACAATCAAAACATTATCAACGATTTTAATTTTATTGGCTATATGTTATTATGGTATGTATCGTAACCATAAAGTTTCCTCATATAAAAGCCAATTATGGGTACAACGTCTATGGATGGACTATGATAAGCATGATGATTATATCAGAGAAATTGAGAATAGATATACTTATTATGATTTTTTCTTTTCTTTTAAGCCGATGAAGTCTAAGTATTGGTTTACTCAGGAAGAAATAGATAAGTATCGTTTGGAGTTAGTTGATGAAGCATGTAAATAATTATGAAACGAGTTGGTACAGACTGGGTTTTATGCCGCGAGCATCTGCCGCTTGACGGTGTTGACAACCGCAATAAATTCCTTGTAAGGATTGAGGAGCGATACAGCTACTCCGATGATGTAGATGTAAACTATGTTGTTGCCGAATGGAACGACAGCTGCCCCGACAACTATCGCTCTATGAAACACGACGGCATCCGCGTTATCTGTTACAACTTCGATGTCGATTGGGACATTGACGAGGGACAGATAATCGAGGTGACTCATTGGCGAGAGATTCCAGAGGTGCCTGACGTGGACGGAAATATGATAAACTTCTCACGCATCACCGAAGGAAACGACTACGATGAATGGTACGCTAACGGCGACGACAAAGAAAACGAGGACTGACCTATGGGAGACCAACCACCATATGCAGGACTCGGCAAGCTGTACTTCTGCCGAGTCGAGGATAAGGACAAGGAACCGCAGCCGCTGGGCGAGGTCGTGTCGCTGGAGCCGGGGATGCTGACGTATAAGGACGATGACGATAAGCCGTCGTACAGTCAGAAGGGATTCAGCATCACGTTCACAGGAACGATAGAGGATCCAAACCTCGAACTGATGGAGCTTATGGTGAAACTGCTGAACCGATGGGACGTGAGGCTGGAGCGCGAGCCAGGCCGCATGCCCCGCAAGATGAAGAAGGCACTCCGTGCCCGCTATCGCCGCGACACAAAGTGGAAGCGCAAGCTGGCCAGCCACCTCGGTCGGCTCTGCCACACGCTGCACCGTGCCGAGATAGTCATCACCCGTGAGCAGCGCGACCGCCTGGCCCGGCACATCGAAATGACCGTCAAGCCGGAGACGGTGGACGGGAAGAGAGTGAGATAATTAAAGGTATATATAAACAAAAGGAACGATGACAAGAATTTATGAATTTCAAGAGGCGAAGTCGGTGGCGGTGTGTGGCGACATACACGGCAAGTTCGACGAGCTGGTGTACCGCATGACGACGCTGTGCGGCATGACGGACACGGTGGTGATAGTGGCGGGTGACTGCGGTTTCGGTTTCCACAAGCGCGACTACTACGACCAGGTTTACAATCGGGTGCTGCCGAAGCTGGAGAAGTCGAACTGCTGGGTGGTGTTCGTGCGCGGCAACCACGACAATCCGGCGTACTTCGACGGCGAGACGGTCAGCGGCAAGCGGTGGATGGCGGTGGACGACTACTCGCTGGTGGTCACGCCATGCGGAAATATCCTCTGCGTCGGCGGGGCTACGAGCGTGGACCGCTACAACCGCGAGAGCTATCGTCCGCTGTTCCACCTCGGCAAGAACGAGGGTGTGCTCTACCGCAAACCTATCGGTTACATCGAAGAGCCGGTGAGCATGGATCCTGCCGACTGGTGGCCGATGGAAACGCCCTACTTCGACGAGAGCGCTATGGAGTCCATCCACCATGCAGGCCGCTCGGTACAGGCGGTGGTGACTCACATCGGGCCGTCGATGTGCGAGGACGTGATGCCGCCGACGTGGATTGACTATCTGGTGGAGAACGACCCGACGCTGCCCGCCGACATGCGCCGCGACCGCGAGACGATGGACGCGCTGCTGGCTCGGCTGCGCCGCGACTGCCACCCCGTGCGCCACTGGCTGTACGGCCACTACCACCACTCGTGGCAGTCCGACATCAACGGCATCGGCTACACGATGCTGCGGGAGATGGAAATGAAGGAACTGAGGTAAAAGTTCAGCATAGTATTAACAAACAAAACGAAACGATTATGAAAGAATCAAGAGAAGCAATCTTGCTGACCGACGGCTACAAGCTGGGTCACAGGAACCAGTACCCGAAGGGGACGGAGTATGTTTACAGCAACTGGACGCCGCGCTCGGCGCACTGGATGAACGGTGCCATGGAGGGTGCCGTGGTGTTCGGTCTGCAGTATCTTATCAAGGAATATCTTCTCCGGCAGATGGGAGAGGGATTCTTCCGCAGACCGAAAGACGAAGTGGTCAACGAGTTCAAGCGCCGTGTCGATACGTTTCTCGGGCCTGACAACAATGTGGGTACGGAGCACATTGCCGACCTGCACGACCTGGGCTACCTGCCCATCCGCATCAAGGCGCTGCCAGAGGGCGTGGTGTGCCCCATTCGCTGTCCGATGCTGACGGTGGAGAACACGCACCCCGACTTCTTCTGGCTGACGAACTATCTGGAGACGCTGTTCTCGGCTACGCTCTGGCTGCCCTGCACGTCGGCCACGTCGGCACGTCTGGCGAAGAAGCAGCTGATGCTCCACGCACAGCGGACGGGCTTTGCCAACGAGGACACGGGCTTCCTGTGCCACGACTTCTCGATGCGCGGCATGGCGGGCGTCGAAGCGGCCATCCTGAGCGGCATGGGTCACATGGTGGCCTTCCACGGCTCGGAGACCATCCCCGCCATCAGTGCGCTGGAGGAATACTACCATGCCAACGCCGAGAAGGAGCTGATAGCCGGTACGGTGCCCGCCACGGAGCACTCGGTGATGTGCGCCGGAGGCAAGGACACGGAGATTGACACCTACCGCCGACTGCTGACCGAGGTCTATCCGAAGGGATTCCTCTCGATAGTCAGCGACACGTGGGACTACTGGAACATCATCACCAACGTGCTGCCGCAGCTGAAGGACACCATCATGCAGCGCGACGGGCGGCTGGTCATCCGTCCCGACAGCGGCGAACCGGTGAAGATCATCTGCGGATGGGACGAGAAGGACTACGACGATAACATGTCGTTCCAGGAAATCCACGAGATTCCCGACTGCGAGAAGCGCGGCACCTACGAACTGCTGTGGGAGCTGTTCGGCGGCACGGTGAACGAGGCGGGCTACAAGGTGCTCGACCCGCACATCGGACTCATCTACGGCGATGCCATCACGCTCGACCGTCAGAAGGAAATCTACCGCCGTCTGGAGGCCAAGGGCTTCGCCGCCACGAACATCGTGCTCGGCTTCGGCTCGTTCACGTATCAGTATAAGAGCCGCGACTCGCTGGGCTTCGCCATCAAGGCCACGTGGTGCCAGATTAACGGTGAGCCGCACGACATCTTCAAGCAGCCCAAGACCGACAGCGGCACGAAGAACTCGCTGAAGGGATTGATTCGTGTGGACCAGGACGAGCGTGGCCGCTACTACGCCACCGATGGCGTGACCCGTGAGGAAGAACAGCAGGGTTGTCTGCAGACGGTCTTTGAGGACGGCGAACTACTCAAAGACTGGACGCTCAGCGAGGTGCGCAAGAACCTCGACGAGAGCATCCGTTTGTCGATTGAACATAACTGGGAGAAGCTATGATGCCGTTCAGCAGTGAAGATTTGAAGTTAAGGCTATATGAAGAGTACCAAAAGCATAAGGCACTCTTCATAGCCTTCGACTTCGACAACACCATCTTCGACTACCACAACAGCGGGCGCGACTTCCACGATGTCATCACGCTGCTGAAGAGGTGCTCAGAGCAGGGACATAAGATGATACTGTTTTCGTCAAACGAAGACCCTGAGAGAATCAACTTCATGTGCCAATACTGCCGTCACTTCGGCATCCGCATCGACTATGTGAACGAGAACCCGATAGTCTGCCGTGGCTGTCGCAAGCCCTACTACAACATCCTGCTCGACGACCGCGCAGGACTGACGGAAGCATTCGACACATTATTGGACGTAGTAATACAAATAGAAAAAGAAAAGAACAATGAAACAACTGACACTGAACCTGCTGCACAGTGACCGCAGCGACATTGGCTACCGCACGCTGACTTTCAACGACGGCGAGCCGCACATCTGGATTGACGACTTCGACCGCAAGGCCGAGGTGTGGGTACGCTGCCGCATCAGCAGCCCCGCAGACCTTTTTATTTTGATGCAGATTGGCGACGTGCTGAATCGTCAGGCCGTGCGCTGGTCGCTCGACATCGCCTATCTTATGTCGATGCGCATGGATCGCGTCATCACGTTTGGCGAGGCATTCTCGCTGCGCGTCGTGGCCGACATCATCAACGGCCTCGGAGCCAGTGCCGTCCACGTGCTTGAACCTCACAGCGAAGTGACCGACCATCTTATTTACAACAGTACACCCCGTGCCGGCATCTGTCTGAAGCCCGGCACCGTATGGGACTCGGACATCATTGTGCATCCCGACGCAGGAGCCGCCGAGCGTTACCGCCACGACGCCCACCCCAAGATTGTCGCCCAAAAGAAGCGCGACCTCACCAACGGACGCATCGTGTCGCTTGAATTGCAGGACGGTGCCGACGAGGTGGTCTGTAGCGTCACCGCGAAATATCCGCAGACGCAGTTCCTCGTCGTTGACGACCTCTGCGACGGCGGCGGCACCTTCGCCCGTCTCGCCCAGGTGTTGCAGGAGCACTATCCCGACCGTCAGCGCCGCATCTTCGTCACCCACATGGTCAATCCCAAGGGCATCGACGTGCTGGCCGAGAACTACGACTACGTGACCTTTACCAACTCCTACTGCGACTGGCGCAGCGTCCGCACAGATCTCCCCGAAAACGTGTCCGTGATAGACATCGACAAGAGTTGGCAGTATATGTAAAGGAGGACTGACGTATGAACATTGGAAAAGCAACTGTGGCTCTCTGCAAGGCAAAGGGCATCACGCGCAAGGAACTGGCAGAGAGGATGGGCATCAGCCAGAACGCCATGTGCGACCTCGTGAAAGGACGCTCGTGGCCGTCGGCATTGACCATGTATAAGCTGACGCAGGCCCTGGACGTGCCGCAGTCGTACATACTCTTTTTCAGTATCGAGGACATCGACATCCCGCAGGAGAAGCGTGAGTTGTTTCACCTGCTTGCGAATCCGTTGAAAGAGTATCTGATGAAATAAAGGAGGACTGAACGATGATGACCCACGACGAATATTCACGCTTCTTCAGCGACGAAGCCGTAAAGAAGGCGTTCCAGTTTCCTGATTGGCCTGCGGGAACGGAAATAGTGTGCTACTGCCGCTCTACCGACAACCGCGACACCATTGAGCAGATAGCCCAGCGAGGCGGATGGAAGATTGTGAAGTACGTTCACATCGACGAACTGCCGATAGCCAAGCTCTACAAGCCAGGTCAGGTGATGTTCGCCAAGCGCGAGGCGCTGGAGTGGAAGAGAGATTCAACAATGCCGAGTTACGAAGAATGGCGCAATCAGATGCTGGGCGGTCTGCGTCCGTCGGACTGGGATAAATTCATAGTAAAATAACTTAAAAGGAATACGAGTATGAGACAACTATCAGAAATCAAAAAAGACATTGAGGTAATTGACGGAAAGATTGCCGCATTGAAGGAGCAGCGCAGTGTGCTGGCCGACGCAGCGAGGAGAAAGTGATAATATTGTAGTTAAAAGGTAAATAAATTAAAATTTGGCGATAATGACAAGGAAAGACATTGAGAATGAGTACGGCGATTGTACTCGCGAGCAAATGCTGGCCTATCTGACGAAGGTGCATGAGCTTCAGAGGAGGGCCGCAGGAAAGATGACGGTAGATGTGCATCTACTGAACGACCACGGCGCGATATTCGGTGGCGTGGTGCGAGAACCCCAAATCAGTATCAGCATTACGGTGATGGATGTGTTCGGGCAGGAGGACTATCAGAAGAGTTGGGACTTGTATCAGTTCTACCCTGCGAACAAGAACAACGAGCTTTTGTCCGACTTCAAGAAGACGGTGAGCCAGTTCGTGAAGGGCTTCGACAAGGAATGGAACCGCCGACGCGAGAACTATATCAAACGACACGGAAAGGACTGCGTATGAACAACATGTTTATTTCTTCAGCAAAGAAGGACGAAGCCGTTGAAAACTTTGTCAAAAGCAAGAGGGAAGAATTAGAAAAGATGATTCCTGGCTTTGTCGATGACAGGAAATTTACTGATATTGTGCTGAACTTTTACGAGAGAGGAATAAGGGACGGCGCACAAATGATGCTTGATCGGATGACAGAGAATGTTGTGGATGGCATTTGTATATCTAATGGAGCGGAATGTGGAGCATCTATTGAATCATCAGCAGGAATGTTGTTTCTCCAACACAACGCACTCGATGTTGGTGACAAAGTAAAAATTATAATTGTTAGGGAGGACTGACAGATAGAGAAGGAATTAAAAGGAATACGATTATGAAAGAAAGACCATTGAATTTCGACTACGCCGACGAAACGCCGGTGACAGTCACAGACGAGCAGAAATCAAAGCTCAACAAGTATGCTAACGAACTGAAGCAGCACGTTGGAATGCTGTTGTACCTCATTAAGGAAGACCACTTGCAGGTAGGAACCCGCGACAGCATCATGTCAATTATCGACCACAACACGCAAGACCTGTGTGCCCTCTTCGACTACAGCACCTACCTGAAGCAGCAGCAGGAGAAGACAACGGCGGAGATACGTGCGGTGAACCTTGAAAACTTTGAGCTTCGCCGGCAACTTGGGCAGAAAGTGTCAACCGAGGATGTCCGCGAGAAGATGAAGTTGGTTATCGACGGCTTCCGCTATTGGTCGGAGCACCAAGGCTTTGGGTGGATGAGTGACGTAAATGTTAACGACTGGGGTGTGTTGAGCGGACGGATGCGGACAAGCATTGGCCGTACTGACCGCTATGACGAAGAGACCCGCAAGCGTATGGCCGACTTTGGCTTTGAGTTCGAGGACATCAACGAGGACGGTGCGGAGCCTATCGCCAACGACCACAACTTGCAGAAGATACGCGAACTGGTCAAGACACTCAGCCCCGATGCTATTGTCGACCGTGTGACGGTCAATCGCCGTGGTAACGTGCCGCACATCGAGGACGTGAATATCATCCTGCGTGAGTGGGATTGTCTCGACCCGTATATCAAGGCACACATCGAGGAAGACCAGCGGAGGTATGGAACGAAAAAGGACTGACAGATGGCAACGATAGACGATATGGCTTTCGACTACGCTATGCAGCGAGGTCACGGCAGGAAATCGCACGAGCATTTCGTGGCAGGTGCAAAGGCTGTCATCAACAAAATCGTGGAAGCCTACAACATCAGGGGCATCGAAACGATGGTTGACCAGATTAACAGCTTTATTACAGATATAAACAGTAATTCAAACAAAGGAATAACGACATGAGATACTTGGTTGTTTGCAAAGACCAGTCCGCTTTCTGGACGGAGTGGTACACTTACGAAAACATGTGGAACGGTGATGCGATTCACTGTGTGGTTGACGTCGCTGCCGACAAAGTGACCTTCAACGGCTGCGACTGGAAGGAAGTTGAATACGACCATTTATAAACTATATGAAACGGTGATGAAAGTAGAAGAATTAAAGCAGAAGATTGTGAAGCGCGAGCGGGGCAAGAAGCAACTTGACCGCATCGAGGGTCTGTATAAGGCTCTGCTGAAGGACATCGAGGAATATGGCGACGGCTGCGAGGTGAGTTACGTCACGTTCCACTGCCCTGTCGAGAGTCTGAGCATCAACTTGGAGGATATGCCAGCTGTTCCCGCCCAGTCGTTGGCCAAGGCCATCGGCGAGAGCATTGCGACGATGCACAAGTACATCGAGGGCATTGACGATGACTTGAAAGGAATTGTAGAATTTGAAGACTGAACCTATGGGAGAACAACCGCCATTTGCAGGACCCGGCAAGCTGTACTTCTGCCGCGTCGGGGACAAGGACAAGGAACCGCAGCCGCTGGGCGAGGCCGTCGCGCTGAAGCCGGGGATGCTGACGTATAAGGACGACGAGCCGAAGAGCGAATACGGCGCGAAGGGCTACAGCATCGGCTTCAATGCGACGATGCAGGAGCCGGGCCGCGAACTCATAGAACTGCTGAACCGCCCAATGCTGTGGGACGTGAGGCTGGAGCGCGAGCCAGGCCGCATGCCCCGCAAGATGAAGAAGGCACTCCGCGCCCGCTATCGCCGCGACACGAAGTGGAAGCGCAAGCTGGCCAGCTATCTCGGTCGGCTCTGCCACACGCTGCACCGTGCCGAGATAGTCATCACCCGTGAGCAGCGCGACCGCCTGGCCCGGCACATCGAAATGACCGTCAGGCCGGAGACGGTGGACGGCGAGAGGGTGAGATAATTAAAGGTATAAAAGAATTATTAGGAATTATGACGCATCTGAAAATGACAGGCGATTTCTATGACGACGTGAAGAAGGTCAACGAGGCCATCAGCTATCTGCACGGCATGATTGACTTTCTGGAAAAGGAGTGCATGGAACGCGACAAAGGGAAAACGGCCACGGAGTTGTTTATCCGCATCAACGACCTGAAGAGGGCAACGGAGAAGATGGTGGCCGAGAGTGAGCGGCTGGAACGTGCTGCCGACATCGAGCACTACGGGCCGCTGAGCAAGTACGCAAGACCTTATTTAGCATATTAGGAACTATGGCAGCAAAAGACTACATCATCGTGACAGGATGGGCAAACGCCTACCTCGCACGGAAGAAGAAGCCCACGAAGCGCGGGCCGCAGACAATGAGTGAAGACCGCCGACCCATCACGGAAAGCGAAATGATAGGCTTGTTTGAGTTCTATCTGCGCAACTGGTACGATGAGCACGGCGAGGACACGCTGGTTATCACTAACAGCGACGGCAAGAGGATATTCGAGGCGACGCTATTGGATAAGGAGGAGGACTGACTATGCTTGTAACAATACACGGTTCAAAGAAACGGCTGAACTCCCATTGGGGTCCTGTATTCGACTGCGACTACGTTGACATTATCACCGACGAGACAATGCACGAGTCGATGATAGTCACGCAGACCGAGGACTATCGCCTCGAAGTAAATTACACCAATAAAGCAACGGACAAGCTATGACAGAGATTGAGAAGCTCCGCTTGAACACGGAGAAGGCTTATCAGGAAGCCTTGCGTGCCATGTTCGACTTGGTGAACGCCATCACCGAGGAGCGCAACTATTATCGTGACCTATGCAAACGGAAGGAGGCAGAGCATGGAACGAAAGAAGAGTAAGAGCCGCGAGCAGTTCTACAAGGCTTACGAGTTCTATCAGTACCCCGATGTGGTACACGTCAAGAAAGACAACTACCGCTCAGACATCGTTTGTCTGAAGGAGTTCGGTTCGGCCTACATGGAGGTGGTCAACGGCCCGCAGGAGGACACCGAGATTTACGTCAAGCTGTCATCCTTCGTCAAGTATGCCATCCGCAAGATAGGTTTGCACATCGACTATCTGAAAGACGATATGCAGAAACTCGGCACTGAGCTTGGCGGCGATTATCCGTATGGATTCAACAGTAACCGCATCGAGGCGTTACATACCGCCATCGGAACGCTTATCTGCCTGCAATCGGAAATCGAAAAGAATGGATTGTCGAAATTGCGTGATGAATAATTTGTGCTAATTCATGGCAATTCGTGTTCAAAAGAAACAAAAGGTATAGACAATATGAAGAAACCAGTTTACGCAGCGGGCGCAAGGGTAAGGCTGTCGCCGCTGCAGAGGATTATCGAGAAGACGGGGCGCAGGCCGACGGAGTGCCGGTGCCAGCTGTGCAAGCGGCAGTTCCACACGCCGTGCCTTGGTACGCCGCAGGACATATTGCGGCTCATCGACGCGGGCTATGCCGACCGGCTCGCGCCGACGCTGTGGGAGGCGGGCGTGCTGATGGGCGTGGTCACGCAGCCTGTGCCGCTGATTCAGGCGAAGTGTCTGGACGGCGCATGGGGTGGTCTGCTCGACGTGGGAGCCAACAGTCACTGCACGTTCTACACCGAGTACGGCCTGTGCGAGCTGCACGCGCTGGGACTGAAACCGACGGAGGGCCGCCTGTCGCACCACTCCATCCGTCTCGACAATTTCAAGCGCAACCGCAGCATCTCGTGGGCCGTCGTCCAGGAGTGGCTCTCGCCCGACAATGCCGACGTGGTGGATGAGGTGATCAGGAGGTATAAAGAAGAAACAACGGAATAAAAAGGATTGAAGGGATTATGGAAATTGACATTGACATTGATGACATCATCTGTTCTTGCAGCCGACGTGAGAAGAAGGAACTCTACAAGGCTTTGCTGGAGGATGACGACATTCTCAACGAGGACGAGCGCCGCAAACGTGAGGCAGAAGAGAAGCGACAGGAGGAGTTCATGCTGATGGAACGGCTGGAGGCGATGAACCCATACGAGTTGAAACAGACGCTGTGCAACCTGCTCAACGTGGGCAACTACCACGACGAGCAAGGACTGCGCACGGCATTGGAACCAATCATTAAAGCATAAAGGATTATGAACGTAAAAGAGTATTTTTTCAACCGCCAGTGCGACGTTTGCGGCGCACTGCTCGACGAAGAGTGTTAGCACAATGAGGCGCAGACACTGAACGACGTGGCCGCTGAGTGCGACTGGAAGCATTTGGGCGGGCACGACTACTGCCACGACTGCTGGCAGTGGGACGATGATGACAACATCGTGACAAAGGACGGTCGCAAGTTTGACGGTGACACCTACGAGCGCATCCGTACAGGCATCAGCATCGACGAGCTGGGAGAGAAGACGCAGCAACAGGTGACGGCCATCCTTGCTATCGAGAAGATGCGCAAGTGGTTCGACGGGCTTGCGCTGGAGGAAAAGGCGAACTTCGCCAAGGAGTTCCCCGAGTTTGTAACTTATGAGAATACGGAGGGCTGACCGATGGCACGAAAGGAAATTGAGTTCAAGGTGCTGCGGAAGAACAGTTACGGGCACCGATTTATTCTGGAGCCGAAGGAGCGCATCAAGTTCCGCGAGCGGTGCAAGCACAACAAGCTCGGCACGCTGTGCGAGAAGGGTTATAAGTGTTATACTGCGAACAATCCACGGCACGTGATAGACGCAGTGCTTATCGGCTGCACACCCAACGTGAGTTGTCCGCGATGCCGAGCGTGGGACAAACGGCACGGGCTGGATCTGCCCTACACGATGGTGGAGAACAAGTACCCCGACCTGAAGCCGACGACGTTCACGTGGCATCCAGCCACCGAGAGTCCCGGCAAGCGGCGCGTGCTGGTGGCCA